CTCAGGGGTAGAGCAATTGCCTTGTAAGCGATAGGTCGTGAGTTCAAATCTCACCTCCGGCTCCAACATTGAAGAAAGACAGAATGATGAATGAAAGACAATGGATCGAGAGTGCTGACTCAGTTGCCAAGGGCTTCTCAGACAGCCATGAAGAAACGTGCGAAGAGCTGGGAATAGACACCTCTTCCACGATCAAAGAAGAAGCCTTAGCAGACGTGTGGTACGTACCCCAAGAAGGGACCGAGCAGTACCTTGGAACGCTAGACCTTATCAATCCAAATGAGTTCCGTGATGCACACCTTGATGAAATGCAGCTCCATCACTTCCGTCAAAAGAATCCGCCCATATGGCTTTACTCGCCCAACTTTGGCCAGCAACTAATAAGCTGGGATGATTTGAAAATAGTACGTCTACAGAATACTAACATGCCACAAGACGGAGACGACGACGAACTCCTGGACGACATCAGATAATGACCACAATACTTATCACACTTTTAATATTCATATTGGCAGTTAACCTGTTTACTCAGGATTATAATAAGCATCTACTTGACGTTGGAGAAACGTACTTTAGGCACATGAGGGTAGCACTGGTTGCAGCAGCAGTTGCAGCGGTTGCGGTTCCCGTCTTAATAATACACGGACTGTGGCCCACTTGCTTTCCAAAGCTTGGGGGAGAACTCTTAAAGGGTTCGGCAGGAATAGCAAAGAGGTGGAATCGATGAACGAGTTTACAGATACCGCATGGGGAGCCTACGAGATACTATCAGAAGGAGACAATTTTCAAGTCAAGAGACTTCGAATAGACCCATGGTGTTGCATGAGCTACCAAAGGCACTGGGGACGTAGTGAGAACTGGAATGTTGTAAAGGGAACCCTTGGCTTCTGCCTGGAGGGAGGAGACTATGATTTGGAATCTGGAGACTTTCTTGAAGTAAGCACAGGTTCGTGGCATGCAGCATACAATATGACGACTTCTCCCGTGGAAGTTATCGAGGTTTGGGTCGGTGGAGATCTAAGAGAAGATGACATTGAAAGAAAGCCATATACGGGTGTTCTTTTGTCTCACAATTGGAAATATGGTAGAAATGACAGTAATTAATAAATATGGCTATTAAAGATGAAACCACTGGATCAGACGTTATCAAAGTGTCGGGCAAGATCGCCAGAGGCATGAGACAGGCTATTCGCTCCGCACTTCTTTCAAATGGGAAGCAACGTGTTGGAGCTGCCGTGTATGTTGGATCAAGATGTGTATCAACTGCATCCAATAGCATGACAAAGACCGACCCCAAGGCATGCGACCACTACCAGTGGCCGTTCCCCCACGCAGAATTCAATGCTGTCAAGAAAGTTGACAAGAGGCATAGTCTATCAGAGTCCACCATCTACATAGTGAGGCTCTTAAAAAATGGAGAGATCTCCAACTCTAAGCCATGCTCCGAATGCGCCAAGATGCTAAAGATCAAGGGTGTAGATTCAGTTTACTACTCGGGAGACAATGGGGAAGTAAGAAAACTAAATTAAGTTGCAGAGCGCACAGACTATGTGCTATATTGACACAGTTAGAAACATTCGCCCATTATTTGGGCACAAACAAGGAAGGAGGGTTTAAGTGATTATTCCAAGCGTTATTACCAAGCAGATTGACGGTTCAGAGCGTCAGTTCGATATCTACAGTCGCCTACTTAACGAGAACCTTGTGTTCTTGAATGGCCAAGTAAATGATGAGAGTGCGGCAAGTATCGTTGCTCAAATCATGCATATCGCTGCTGAAAAGAAGAACGCTAAGATTTCTCTATATGTCAATAGTCCAGGAGGATCAGTAACAGCAGGTCTTGCAATTATCGATGCCATGAACTTGGTCCCCAATAAGATCGAGACAGTTGTAATCGGACAGGCTTGCTCCATGGGAGCAGTCATTCTGGCCAACGGATCTCCTGGCTGTCGAATTGCCCTTGAGAACTCACGAGTGATGATTCACCAACCATCCGGCGGAGTGCAGGGCACCGCTGCAGACATCCAGACTAACTTTGAAGAGATGAACCGTCTCAAGGATATTTTGTACACCATCCTCGCAAAACGCTCCGGACAGGAGTTCGACAAAGTAGCCGAGGACTGCTTGAAAGACTTCTTCATGAGTCCCGACGAAGCCCTAGAATACGGTCTCGTTGACTCGGTTAGAAAGTCCGACTAGTATCATGAACATAAAGTCAATGATAGCTGAGATATACAGAAGTGGAGACTTCTTACTAGGCTCGATACTCTCCACGGCAAGACAGATCTCAACCAAGCAGATCCCCACAGCGGCTGTTGGCCTATGCCCCAGCAAGAGGAATATCTGCCTCTATTACAATGACGACTTTCTAAAGTCTCTCTCAAAAGAAGAGTGTCTAGATGTACTCAGACACGAGGCCATGCACGTAGCACAGTGTCACCTGACACGCATTGGTGACCGCAATCCCAAGAGGTGGAATGTGGCATGCGACATGAATATAAATCAATTTCTGTCCAACTTGCCAGACAACTGCATAAAGCTGAGGCTGGGATTTCCACCCAAGAAATCATCGGACGTTTACTTTGACTTAGTTGGAAAAGAAGAAGAAGAGCATTGGTGTGACATGGAGTTTGACCCTCATGGAATGTGGGGGGAGATTCAAGAAGACTCAGCGATCTCTAGAAAGATAGAGTCTGACACAGAGGGAAAGGTTCGTATTGCAGCATCAGCCGGAGACCAAACGGCAAGAGCCCTCCTGACACTCTTTGCGGGACCACCCACCAAGAGGTGGGTATCTGACATCAGGAAAATGTTTGAGCCATCTAAGCCAGAGGTTAGCTACAAGAGCAATAGGTTTGACAGACGTAGGACGTACCCAAACGGCGATGAGATGATACCCGCCAGGATTACGAGACCAGAGAAGCCCAAGGTATTCGTGGCCATCGACACATCGGCCTCGATAACTGAGGAGCAGATCTCAAAGTTTCTTGGAGAAATAGATAAGATGTCTGACTGTGCTGAAATAATTGCACTAATCTTTGATACAGAAATACACCAGGAGATAAAGTGGAAGAAGATAGGAGACAGATCTATGGACATCGAAGGACGTGGAGGCACTGACTTCCAGCCCTTGTTCGACAGGGTTTGCCAAGAGTCGCAAGACCGTAATCTGATTATACTTACGGACGGATATGCCGCCGAGCCTGTTCCTAGCAAGAAGACAAAGACACTATGGGCGCTAACCGCAGGTTCGAGTGAAAACTTCTCATTCGATGGACACAAGACTCGCTTACAATTTTAATTGCACAAAACTGTTATAACGTGATATATTTCATTTCATAAGGAATAGGAAAAAAATGAAGCACAATACATTTCAAAGCTTTCTATCGTTTCTGAACTCAGAGACAGAACACGGAAACAGGATCGCCCCCATCGTTTGGGGATCAACCGGAGTCGGCAAGACACAGGCTGTTGAGCGGTTCGCTAGGTCCATACAGGCAGAGTGTGTCGTTCTTCACCTCGCATCCCAAGATCCAGGGGATCTGCTAGGGTTGCCGACTAGAGACGAAGAGAACGGTACGACTAAGTGGCTCAGGCCCGAATGGATGCCCAAAGAGGACGATCCAGGCAAGTACGTTATCTTTCTAGATGAGTTCAATAGGGCGAACAAGTACGTCCTAGATGTGATGCTTCCATTCCTTCTCGATGGAACCCTTGGAACGCACAAGGTTCCAACAAATACATTCATCGTTGCGGCAGCAAACCCTGGGGGAACCGAGGAGTACAACGTAACAGACATCGATGACAGGGCCATGCTATCTAGGTTGTGCCATGTCACGCTGGATGCATCGTTTTCAGACTGGGCCTCTCATGTCGGGGACGATGTTCACCCGGCTATGATTGAGGCAACTAGAGAGATCGTATCATTCGGAAAGTGCGATATGCCGATAGATGTGAAGCCGGATCCGAGGTCTATGCACCTGTCTGGGATTGCTCTAAAGCACCTGTCAGAAGATGACTACCTTAGCTTCGGATGGGAGTTCCTATACGGCATGATTGGAAACACCGCAAGTGCTGTGACGGCATATATCGACTCAGAAGGATTGAGCCAAGGCGTGGGAGCCGAGTCAATTCTCCGGACCTACAACGAGGTTAGGCCAGCAGTGCTATCTGCAATGGATGATCCAGATGCAGCTAACAGAATGTCAAACTCCGTGCTAGACAAGCTATATGAGATTAAGACAATCTCAGACAAAGAGAAGTCCAACGTAGTAGCGTTCCTAATGGACCTACAGGAGGACGTCTTCATGGGCTTCATGTCAAGAATCGGAAGATCCGGGCAGGATAGTAAAGAAAGAGACAAGAGTATGATTATATCATGCTACGTTTCCACCAAGGCAGTAATACAGAAACTGCAGGACTGTGGCTCAAAAGGAGTTCAAGCAAGTGACTGATCCAATGAAACTCCAAGGAACGTATGTGTCAGGCTCCGAAGACGACCACAGGACTGACAATATAGTGCCACCAACACCACATGATTTCAACAAAGAGCTTGGCTTCGTCAGTAGGAAGTGGAAGCTGCTTCTTGAATCGATGGGCGAGGTTGGTGAAATAAAGTCCCGAGGAGGCCACACCTGGATCCCAAAGGTCCTTGACCTTGGTCCGATACAGGCTGTTAGAGGTTGCACCAGTAACGTATTCAACAAGGGGGAGAAGAGCCTTTCTCATCGCATCATACCCACCAGCTCCCATAGGCTAGGTTGCGAACAAGTAATAGCGTCGAACCTTGACATGACATCTCACGGCGATGATACGCTGAGGGACGCTGTGCATGACTACAAGCATATAATGTGGGGGAGACTTGCGGCACCATGGGGGAAAGATCCGGTTTTCGAGGGGCTCAAAAGTGAGATCAGTCCTGTAACATACAGCGAGGGCTACGGTGAGACCTATGGAAAACTTACGTCTCATCTCACGGTGTCATCGAAAGCTAAAGGTGAGCCAGTTCTAAAGACTTCCTTCCTAAGGAATAGAAAGTCCCCTACTAGAATATTAGACATATGCGAAGAGGGATACAACTTATCCTCATTCATTGGAGAGGCAGGGGGAGTGGTTTCAATATCTTCAAAAGAAAGCAAGTTCGACTCCTCAACATACAGTCTAGACACGGGACTTTGGGGGCTGTTCTCCGACTCCTTTGGACGCCCATCCACCATAAGAACGATAGATGGCAGCAGCATTGCCCTGGTTGAGTGGGACATTTACCCGCCAGGGGGAGCAAAGACCCATCCTGCGAGCCGTGGAACCATGACACTGGACTATAACACTGGAGATATTCATGACTTCGGGATTAGCGTTGGTCAAAAGGACCAGTGGAGGTGGTCAGGAAGTAAGAGCATAATAAACAATTGTGATAAAGCAATAGAGGCAGGACTTGCGCCAGATGAAGGGTATCAACCACTTCCACTTGTAAACGATGGAGAGCTGTCGTCCGGCATCATAATGGCAACCGGCTATGGAATATTCTCAAGTGGCAAAGGATCATCAAACAATATTTCAGGGTGGAATATCCCAGGTGGTGTTGCAAACTTGGTAGACGATCTTAAAAAAGTAATGAATAGTGAGGCTTATCATGAGGCTAGAATCAATCCAAAATCGTTTATCAGAGCTGCGTTCCTTTCTGAAAGAAGTGTCAGGGAGCTCCTGGAATCTTCTTGAAGAGAACTGCTATGTCGCCGGAGGCTTCGTTAGGGATGCGATCCTAGGGGCGCCATTTAGCGATATCGATATCTTCGTCAAAGGAGATATGGATCAGGTTAAAGAGATAGTTCAATCATTACAGACTTCACTTGTTGACTACAACTGCGAAACTGAAACATTCGCAGCAGGCAATTCAACACACTTCAACCCCAAGATGTCATTAAGGGAAACAGGCGCATTCCCAGAAAACCTACTGAAGGCTCCAATACAGTTAGTCAACACAAGCCATGGAAGAATAACTGAAGTGATGGAGAGCTTCGACTACGGAGTGAACAAGGTGGCATACGACCTAAAAACTGGAAACGTTATCTTCGGAAGAGATTGCGAACTGCATTCTCTAATGTCGACAGACTATAGCCTTAGAGACTACAAGCATAGGCCAAAAATAGAAGACATCTCAAACGGTCTAAGGATCGAGGGAATCAATGCGAATCTAAACTGGGATCTGCTTGATGAGATGAAATTTAAAGAGGACTGCACAATGGAGGATGCTTCAGATGTGATACGGAGAACTGGACTGATGATAACCAGATGCTCAAGACTCGGCAACGAGCTTGGGGGATACGGAGTATCGTTCGACGGGGCTGTTGAGCAGCTTACTGCTAAATTGCTAGACTTAACTGTAGAGTTTATGTCAAAAAACAGGGGTTATGAAGAGGAATCTTATAATATCAAAGACCTAATGAACGTGTCTCACATCTCTGGAGGGCTGGACATAGGTAAGAATACAGCATATCACGAACTAACCGACAGCCAGTGCAATGCGATTGTAAAGAATGTCTTGCTGAGCAGGGTGGCATCAACGATAAGACTGGGAGAATCAATGGATTACTAGGAATTTATGATAAATCCTTGAAATACCATGATAATAGTGTACTAAACATGCTAGTAGATGGTAAGAATTGCTGCAATGAGAAAGGCATGCCATACTATGAGTAAGAACAGTGTAACCAGCGGAAGAGACTGGGAAGAGGGTCGAAGGGGTCGTGACATGAGAAAGTCACGCCTAGACCAACAAGCCGATGAGTACGACAAGGACCCCTTTTTAGCGGTATTCAAGTGTTCAATCTGTTTAAAATTTTTAGACATGTGGATGGCCTTAGAAGAGGGCTCCGAAATTTGCCACCTATGCGTGGATAAGAAAGAAGCTGAAGATGACAAAGTGTAGCCCTTACAGAAAAGTAATAGCGTTTGGCCTAGGATTCCTTTCGGTAGTGACGTTGCTGCTAGCCGTTGGCTGTAAGCCCGGTTCTGTCCATCCACAGGCAGGACTAATCACTGCTGACGACATCGGTGGCCCCGATGGGACAGCCCCCATTGGCATTGAGAACGTGTGTGATATTGACATCACCCTTGGAGAAGACTGCAATGAGAACGGCATTGATGACCTTTGTGAAGATGATCTAGACCTGGACGACATTATCGATGACTGTGACGACGATATTGACGGTGATGGAATCGACAATGAGTGCGACATCGACTTAACTTTAGGAGAAGACTGCAATGAGAATGGCGTAGACGATCTATGTGAAATAGACTCAAACGACAATGGCACCATTGACGATTGCGAGCCAGATCACGAAGAGTGCGAAGATCATGACGACGACTGCGACGATGATTGTGACGACGACTGCCACGAGGACGACTGTGACGACGAGGATGACTGTGACGACGACTGCTACGATGACTATGGTCACAAGGTCTTCATCTGTCACAATGGAAGAACGCTACATGTTAATCGACATGCAGTAAGGGCACACATTCGTCACGGCGACCAACTTGGAACATGTGAGGATTAATATGACTAGCAAACAAGACAGCGGAATGTTTGAGAAAGAACAGAACGACATATTGGAACAGCGCAAAGAGATCGAAGAGTGTATGCGTAATGTAAAGCGTGACCTTAAGGTTTTAAAGGACATCGTGTCTGACGGACTTGAGACTGACGGACTTGAGGAAGAGCTGGTAGAGACAGTGATTGAGGCTCTCGAAGAAGTGGCAGCTCCTGTCGTTACTGAGGAGAACGTCGTCGAGGAAGTCGAGCCTAAGGAAGCAAGTCCAGAGCCATCCCTTACGCCAGAGGATCTGGGCCTAGTCACCAGTGAGCCAGATACTACCGAGGATGCCAAATTCTCCCCGGAAGATCTAGGGCTGTCTACCGAAAAAGAAGAGTCCGTGGGAGACCAGAAGTCCAACCAGTCATAATAAAGTTAGGTCGGAGAGTTTAAAATGAGCAACGGAAAAACGACCTGGACACTTGGTCTTCGCAAAACCTTTGACCTAGAGGGTCTATCCATGTCAGAAGTCATTGGAGGGCTAGACGTAGTAGAGTCCGGAACCTGGGAGAAAGAAGGGTTTCAGCCTGTCATATTTGCAGTGATAGTATCAAACGGTCTATCAGTAATTGTAAATGCGATACCAGAAAACGTTACAAGAATGCATCTGCCCTTTACATACACAATGACTACCCTATTCGGAGTTAGCAAGCCCAGTGTGGCAGACTTTAAGAAAAGAATGCTAAATCAAGTCATAAACAAGACAATCAATACCAACGGACGAAAGATAACTTGGGACGGAATGGCAAAAGGGGTGAAGATCGAGTCTTGCTTTAGTCTATTGTATGGACCAGGGCCAGTATACGAGCTAGACAATGATGCTATGACAGCTATCATTCCAATAACACTAAGCATCGAGCCAAGTTCGTATGTTAGCATACAGTCTAAGTGCAATGGTACAGACCTAGAGAATGTCCTAGTAGAGGATCTTGTGCAGTTTGCGACAGACGACTCCAACAATCTGGAGGAGTTCAGTATGGCAATCCTAAATGATATAATCACAGGAAACATCCTGTTGCCACCTGAGCCTGATATGTCAAGTCTAGACTGGCCAGAGTGGAAAGACTAATGAAGACTATTTCCTGGGACGAATGTTTTATGACCATGGCAGAAACTGTGTCCATGCGGTCAAAGGACATGACAACGAAAGTTGGAGTGATAATAGTATCAGAGGAAAAGAATCATGTCGCAATAGGATACAACGGATTCCCTACTGGAATGAGCGAGAATCAATCCCGATGGGATAACAAGAGCAGTTACGTGGTTCATGCAGAACTTAATGCAGTAATAAATGCTAAGACAGACATATCAGGGTGGACAGTGTACACAACAATGTTCCCCTGCACAGAGTGCACAAAGATGCTGCTCCAGACCGGAGTAAGCAGGGTCGTTTATAAGGACAGATCTTCGGCAAGTGTCGAGGATAGTTGGAAATTTTCTAAAGTATTGCTAGAAGAGATGGGAATAAGCGTTGAAAGATTCACTAAGTAAGGGTGAGAAGATCCTTGAGATGATATCAGAGAATGAGGATATCCTTAACAAGGCTTACAAGAGGGTATCTCGTTTTGTCCATCGTGACGATCTTTTAAGTGAGATCTTTATGAGGCTCGAAAAACACCTTGACGTATCTAGAATAGAGCATAAGCACCAGTTTAGGCAGTACTTCTCCAAGGTTGCCTATCAGGTGTCTGCTGGACAGCTGAAGATGCATGCGGGGACAACCAAGCTAGTAGCGCCGTCAACCTCCGGCTCTGTTAGAGCTAAGACTTATGAAGAGATCTCTAAGATGCAGGAGATGCTTATTGCGAAAGCAAGAGCAGACAGTGTTATAAACAACAAGGGCCAAAGAGTCGATAGATGTTTTGAAGACATAGATTTTTACGAGACAATACACGAGAAGCTTGAGGGTGACCAGCTGGACGTTGCATTACTCCTGTCCAAGGGCCACAACATAAGCAAAGTGTCAGAGATTCTTGAGATACCATATTCGAGAGTTAGGAACAACATAATACCTGCGATACGATTCCGTATCCAAGAAAGACATGGAGAATAATATGTCAATTTCATATAAGTACCTGTGGATTGTAAAAGATCCTAAGCAAGTCAACGACCTTCTATTTTCATCCAAGGCAGCACTTGAGGACTACCTCGCAGTGCGCCGACCAGAGGTTCAAGGGCGTGTTCAGTCCGAGAATAGCGTATGGAAGTATGGACAGGGAAGCAATCAAATAGTTGCTCGAAGAACAAAGGTCCATGGATCAGACGATCTACCAGTATAAAGGGGGATGACGTGGCGACATGTCTAATAGGACTACAGTGGGGCGATGAGGGCAAGGGTAAGATCTCGCACTTCTTGTCTGACAATTATGATGTATCGTGCAGGTTTCAGGGTGGCGGAAACGCTGGCCATACGATTTGGCACAACGGAGAGAAGATCGTCACCCACATGCTTCCCGTTGGAATAGTAAACCCTGAAATAGTCTGCATTCTAGGAAACGGAATGGTTATAAATCCCACCGCATTGGTTGAGGAGATCCATCAAGTTGCATCACTCCTGGGAGAGACAGCAGGAAGCCTAGTCAGCAGAATCTTCATATCCAACAAGGCGCATCTAGTAACAGAAGAAGCCCTTGAGGTGGACGAGTACAGGGAGCGCACTCAGATGCTCGGCACGACGAAGACCGGAATTGGGCCAACATACGAGTCGAAGGCCAACAGGACTGGCGTAACAGCCGGAATGGCAGCTCAGGATGTCCTAGCTAGATTCCCCGTATTTGCAGCAACCTTCAGAGGAAGAATAGTCAACACTGAAGTAATGATTAATAGACTGCACGGGGAAGGCAAGAGAATCTTCTTCGAGGGGGCTCAAGGAGTCCTACTAGACGTTGATATGGGTCAATACCCTTATGTCACATCCTCTAACTGCACAGCCCACACAGTCGGAACAGGCGCAGGATTCTCCTTCGGCAAGCTAGATAGGGTGATCGGCGTATCTAAGCCATACTCCACCAGAGTAGGCGCAGGGCCCTTCACGTCCGCCATGACGGAAGAAGACGACGAGGCTGTCAGAACACTAGGTGGAGAGTTCGGTGCCACCACAGGGCGACCACGGAAGTGTGGATGGCTTGATGTCATGGCACTCAAATATGCAGTTGAGATTGGTGGAGTCACAGAGATCGCTCTAACTAAAATGGACATCCTAAGCAACCTAGATGCAATCCCCGTCTGTGTGGGGTACACTATAGGAGCGTCAGAGATAACAGACACTCTCGAATTCCCATATGGCGAACAATGGAATGTGTGTGAGCCCATCTGGGAAAAATGGCCAGGATGGAAAGACGGCGGATCCTACCATGAATTCATAGCAAAGCTAGAAGAATTTGTTGGAGTTCCGGTCAGCATCGTGTCATTTGGACCAGACCGAGAGAGTACGACCGAAATAAACATAGATGAAAGGGTACAGCATGATATCATTGATAACTAAGTCGCTAAAGTTTGCAAGATACATGGCAAAATGCGTACTAATAGCCGCAGGATTTCTCTTAATACTGCAAGCGCTGTTTATCGCAGGAGGCCTGAAGGTATGGAAGATCTCAGGCGTATCCATGATGCCAACATTGTCAGATGGCAGTCACTCCCTAACCTGCTCTTATACTCCTATAAACCGTGGAGACATAGTTACAGTAAGGTCACCAATCAAAGATGGAGAATACTGGGTTAAACGAGTTATAGGAATTCCGGATGATCGTATCTTCATTAGTGGTAACTACTTAGAGGTAAATGGGGAGCCAGATTTAATTTCACAAAAATTTAAATATAGCAGTATAGACGTACAAAATGAGACCAACATAATGCTATTAGATGGTGAGTACTTCATCGCAGGAGACAATAGGAGACTGTCATATGACAGCAGATATGTCGGACCTGTAAAAGAAGATTCAATCGTTAGCGAGCAACTACTAAACTTTTAATATGAGAGGTTCTGGACAAAAAAATGGGAAGACCAACCAAATACACACACGACAATGACGATGAGATTGCACGAAAATATCAGGATGAGTCAATGTCTCTAAGGGCATTATCTCTTGAATACGGAATTCCTGTAATGACCATAAAAAGACGCCTTATAAAGCGTGGAGTAGAGATCAGAAACATCTCAACAGCCATGACCTTGTTCCACAAGAATAGGAAAACGTCCAGCACTCCCGACACTACAGACAGCAGTACGGATAGAAATTTCAATCGTGTAACTGGAGTGGTCCAGTTTGACGATCAGAATATTGAAGCCGAAACAGAAAGAGGCGACGACACATGGATTTCCTGAACCAAAAAGCAAACCCTATAAGCGGTGACCAGTTCACTCTTAAGGATCACTTTTCAGTAAATGACTTTGTTGTGACGGATAGGGATCACTTCGTAAGACACGACCCGTTGCTCAGGGTTGCCAAGGCGGTGCTGGGCATCGCTGGCAAGAGCGTACAGGTTAATCAATGTCCTGACCGAGGAAACGAGTGGAGTGCAACCGTAACAGTAAGCTATAAGTTCACTGACGGCAGCACATTCTCCGCTGCTGCAGACTGCAGGAAGTCATCCGCTAAAGGGGGCTTTGATATCTACACGACCGCTATGGCAGAGACCAGAGCATCGAGTAGAGCCCTAAGGTTCGCCCTTGGGGTAGACGTCTGTTCGGCAGAAGAGATCAAAGACTTGAATGGTGTAGACATTGTTAGCGAAGACACACCAATCGAAGATGGCCAGATGGCCGTACTCAAGAATAAATACATGCTCCAACATGGGGTTACTTTAGAGGAGATCCAAGAGATGGCGGATATCGTCGTACTTGAGGAACTCACGAAAAACCAAGCTATGGAGTTGTTTAAGAAACTAAACTCCAAGATCAACAGAAAGGCAAGGAAATAATGTTAGAAGCAATTCAGCAATTCCTACCACTTATTGTAATCATCCTAGGAGCACCTCTCGTTCTATGGCTGACTCTACTCGCAAAGAAGGTCCTCACAATGGCCGGAATTAGCGAGACCACAACCCTTGAAGCCTTGGTTACAGCCCTTATTGGGCAAGCCGTTATGTACGCAGAGCAAGAGGCTTCTAAGCTAGCCGCAGAAGGCAAAGAGTCCAGCGGAAGCGCCAAGCTACAACTTGCCATCGACTTCATTCTATTGCAGTTGAGGTCACTGGGCCTAGCCGAGATAGCACGAGACGAGCTTGTCCGAAGGATCGAAGCTTCCGTAGGAGAGCTAAACAACGTAGAGTAATAGCGACACTTTTCCCGAAGTGTGCGAAGGGGGAGTCATTAGGTTGGCTCCCCCGGCGCATCTTTCCAGCAAGGAGATAAAATGAATAAGATACTTGCGATTGCCCTACTGGCAGTAGCTCCAATGACATTTACTGTGGCAGAGGACATAGACACAGACATCCAGAATAGAGTCCTGGGAGCAACGGTAAAAATACTGATGAGCACAGAGATGGATCATAATAGGATTAGCTCTGGAGGAAGTGGTACAATAATCTTCAATGGATCTCACACTGGAGAACTGGGAGTAGTAAGGCGTGTTGTTATAGCCACAGCAAATCATGTCCTGACTCCGACATTGTTCTCTGAGATGCTGGGAGGCGAGATTATAACCAGAGACGTGTCACTCTATAGCATATCAAGATATCTACGAGATGACACAGGCGAAATCAGAGCAGAGGAACGATTTCTGCCACAGACTTCCCTCCTGGTATCATCATACAAGATTATTAGGTACGAAGCTGTAGATGCTGCGTTCATTATAGTTGATCTGAAGCCGGGATGCATGTGGTTATCAGACGTGAAGGCTGTTGAGATGGCTGGAACACCAAGGGCGTCCAGGTTGGTAATTGGGTCTGACTTGCTTGTAGCAGGATCCCCCATGATGGTCAATCCCATTATATTCAGAAACAGGCTAGTTCAGAGGAATCTACGAACGCTTTCATTTAGAAATCCTGGCACATTCATAGGACACTTGGTGTCCAGAGTGTTCACCGGCGGAAACAGTGGTGGAGGAGTTTACACATCAGACGGAAAGTACATAGGTATCGTCACACTGAGAATTGGAGAGGACTTCGGAGCCTTTACTGGCATCGAACACATACTACCCCTCGCAATTCTAGACCGAGACGTGATGCTGCTTATGAACCCGTAGGTGGCTCATGGACAGGAAGAAAGTAATAGCAATAGACTTCGATGGAACAATAGTGCATGAGAGCTACCCAGAAATAGGGGAGGCTATCGAGGGTGCCGTTGAGTCCATAAGAAGGATAAAAGAGCTTGGGGCAGAGATAGTAATCTGGACCTGTAGAACGAACGAACAGCTTGGGGATGCCAGACATTGGCTAGTATCAATGGGCATACCATTTGACTTTATAAATGAAAATACTACCACGGAGCTGGAGCACTGGGGAACAGATCCCAGAAAAGTAGCTGCCGATAGGTATATAGATGACAGAATAATCGGAGGATTTCCAGGATGGGAAAAGGTAATGCGCCACCTAGAGGTATACTTGTCGTAGGAGGGGCCGGAGGGCTCGGCTCTGAGATATGTAGACACCTGTGTAACCTTGGAGAGAGGGTAATCGCCGTGGACAACGTGTCCACAGGGAGCCTTGTCAACATAGAGGACTTATATCAAAGAGACAACTTTACATTCATCAGGGAAGACATCTCTAATCTGGACATACCGGGCGGTGTAAGGAAGATCATATTCCTCCCCAATCCGGACAAGGGTTCTGGGGCCGATGTATTCGACACCAATATAGATGGATTAATAAACTGTCTTGACTACTGCTCAGACACAACATGCAGGATGCTGTACTGCAGCTCCCCTACCCCTCTTTCTCCAATTGATGGATCTCAGATGTCGAGTGCCTACTACCTTAGTCGTCAGTATGGGGAGTCACTGGTAAGGACGTTCTACGAAAAGTTCAATCTGCCTACTGCAATAGTGAGGGTTCCCAGCGTTTATGGGGCTCAACACATAGGCTCCAGTCAGATAGTTTGTAGGTTTATAAATGAGGCAGTGAGCAGTGGGAGAATAAACGTACTCAAAGATCCTAACAGTAGTCGGGCCTATCTTCACATATCAGACTTCATAGCCTCAATATATGAGATAGTCAAAATGTTAGACCGTGGAGGACTACTGGTGTTAAACCTTCCAGGGTCAGAGGTTAAGACTGCATCAGAGGTCGCCAAAGAAATAGCCAAGGAAATAAAGAAAAATACTGGCAAGGCCATTGCTATTAACCACAGCGGCAGAAGATACACCCACAAGAGATCAGTTGTCTCACGTGGCCCAAGTCCAATAAAGAGCAGGCCAAGGATAAAGATGGCCAATGTTCTCTGGAGAATGATTGAGAGCAAACTGGATGAAATGCAGTAAGCATCCCACCTACAAAGGGATCAAGAGAACCAAGAGGGACTGCAAGACCTGTAACGCCATCTTCAGCAAGAGGCAGGAGGTCGAGAGGGCCAAGGGTGGGCTTCACCAGTCAATAACAACTCCAGGCCAGATCTTCGGAGTTCCCCACATCCTTGCAGAGATATCATGTACGATGATCTATGGAAAACAGCCACCATACTTCTGGAGGAAAGACTCCACAGCTCACAAGCAGGTTAAGGATCATTACAAGCAAATACTTATGGGCGTCAAGAAGTGGAAATTTAAAAAATACGAAACACCCATCTTCGGCAACAATCCAGTCGATGTGTTCAGTAAGATACTATGGTACATCGCCGGACGCTACGATACGGATGAGAAGATGAGAAAGATACATGGCGCAACCAAGATAACGAAAGAGGAAGTCATCGAGGCCCAAGCTCCCAAGGAGGACAATGGTGAGAGATTCTTCGATGTGACAGTAGAAAAGAATAAGGCTCCAAAATTTCAGAACCTAAAGGACACAGGAGAGACGGATGACAAATAAGAACAAGAAGGCGACAAAGAAGACCGACAAGAAAGACACACTAGATATAGCGAAGGCTCTAGAGGGTATGGGTGTCAACCTCACTAACGACACGGCAGACTTCAAGAGTCCGTACTATGTAGACAGTGGAATGTACTCGGTGAATAGTATTCTAGGGGATGAGCCCGGAATTCCGAACGGTGTGATAATGTACTACGGAGGAGAGAACTCCGGCAAGACAACCGTCTCCCTGCAAGCCCTAGTATCAGCACAGAAGCAAGGACTGGACTGCTTCTACTTTAACCAGGAGAGGGCCGTAAACCAATCCCTAATCGACTGCTTCCCAGAGCTTGACGCAGCTAAGGTCAACTGGATTACAGCCCCAGATGGAGAAAGCTGTCTAGATGCCATCAAGCACGTGCTAAGAACCGTACCAAAGGCGTTCTGTGTTCTTGATTCAATCCCAGCATGCCACCCAAAGGCAGTCCTGGAAGCTGAGTCTGGCAAGCACTTCATGGCACCACTGGCAAGACTCTTCACACCATTCATCGCAGATGCAAAGAATCTATGTTTTGATAACCACAGCGTCCTTCTCCTAATCAACCAGAAGAGGGAGAATCTTGACGCCTACGGATACGCCGACAAGTTGCCCGGTGGAAACGCACTGAAGCATAACTGCGATCTTATCGTTCGATTCAAGGTCAAGGGAAAGATAAAAGTCGGCGAAGACATCATCGGTCACACTGTCGAAGCCGAGACCATGAAGAACCGATTCCAGGGCAAGGGTAAGAAGGCCCAGAGTACGCTTATCTACGGAAAAGGATTTAGCCGAGAGTACGATGTGTTTGAGCAAGCACTTAGCTTCGGGCTAGTTGACAAGAAGGGTGCATGGATCACGATAGGTGAAGACAAGTTCCAGGGCGTGTTCCCCGCCATAAGACATCTAGAGGATAACCCCGAGATAATGTTGGGATTAGAGAAGAAGCTATCGGAGCTTCTAGGATGATATTCTTCGACCTAGATGGCAGAGAGCATAGCAAGGAGCTCAACTATCGAAAGCATGCCAGGATGAATGCCCGTGCTTCCAAGTTGAGTGATGCCCTGTTCTCAAAAATAAGGGAGGTTCTCCCCGGCTATGGTATACTAGAGGAGTTCCCGACAGTTGGGCTAAGTCCAGTTCTATCTATCGACTTTGTGATACTGAGCGGAATAAGGTTAGCATTTGAAGCGGACGGAAGACAGCATAGCGAGTTCGTTCCTCATTTCCACGGAACAAGGGCTAACTTTGCACGTCAGAAATTGAATGATGTGAAAAAAGAACAGTGGTGCATTGCTAATAATATAAAGTTAATAAGGGTATCCTCAATAGAGGAAGTAGAGAGCTTGGCGGAGTTAATCGATGGATAATAAACTCATAGAGGAGATGAAGGAATTCTGTTCCAGATTCAAAATGCCGAACATGGATTCAGACATGTGCAAGCTTGGACTGGGCGAGATAGTCGAGTTTCAAAGCGAGGGGCTCAGGGGTAGGACGACAGAGGAGATAGAAGATTTCATTTTCAAGACTCACTCGTATGCTACAATACTCAAGAACAAGCATAGCAGTCTAAAGGCGTTCATAACTGGACTCAACAGCGTCATAAATAGGTTCGTGGCAGACAATATAGATACAGTTGATAAGTTTCTACCATACACCGCCAAGAGGGAGGCTGTCATATCTTCCAGTCAAGACGTGTCAAAGTATGAGGTCAGCCTAGTGTCGGCAAGAATGCAATTGGAAAAAATAGGAGATCTGCCCAGTGGGGTGGACGCAACATTAAGGTCACTTGAGAGCTACCTAAGAAGGAGACATAGCAATGGATAGCAGAGCTCCCATCAAGCAAGGAATTTCAAATGGCTAAGTCTCTAAGTCGCAAGTCAGAAAAGTCAGTTCTGGCGTACATAGTTAAGAATTGCGACAAAGTATTTGACATCGATGGAATACTGATAGACTCCGAGGACTTTTCCTCACGGGTTGCGTCAAACATATACAGAGTAGCGAAGGACATGGCATCGGAGAGTGCGTCTCACACGGACGGACGAGCCATCGACCAAGTTCTCCTAGAGGAGCGGGTGGCACGAGAGTTTCCAGCGGACTACAAAAGGTCGGGGGACGCCTACCATTCCGCAATCGCTGAAATATACGATACAAACCCACCAAGCGATAGTGAAGCTAAGCAACACATCAAGTCTGTCGTCGACTCATCCTACCGTGACAAGATAAGCAGGTTCCTAGAGGGCGTCAATAACGATGTGAAGAACACAGCATCTGCCAACGATATGATCAACCTAGTGGAAAAGGGTGTTTACGACTTTACCACCGGCCTGTTCCGTGGAGAGGACATGATCGACATTGGTGATTCGTATACTGGATGGCTAAACAAGGTCGCAACAGAGGCTCTAGAGGGACAAATTGAGACTGGGGTAAAGACGGGATTCGACCTGTGGGATGAAGCAGTCGGGGGAGGCATGAGGCGAGGCACAGTGAACGTGATCGCAGCCCGACCAAAGAGACACAAGTCTTTCCTAGCACTGACCATGGCCAAGAACATAGCGTCACAGGGCGTTCCAGTTCTATACCTAGATACAGAGCTATCATTCGAGTTGCAGATGTCAAGGATGACAGCAATAATGGCTAACATTCCCCTAAGTGCGATTGAAACAGGAAAATTCGTGAAGGACGAGAATATGTCCAACGCTATCAAGGGGGTGATCCCTGCCATTGAAGAGATGCCACTTGACTATGTTCAAATCGGAGGATGGAGCCTAGAGCAACAGACTTCAGTGATAAGAAGGTGGTTCGCACGAAGGGTCGGCAAGGATGAGTCAGGACAGTGGAACAGGGCTGTCGTTATTCTCGACTACCTGAAGCTGATGAACTCAAGAGACAAAGGGGACGATAAAGAGTACGAGGCTCTAGGGTACAGGATGAGCGCACTTCACGACCTAATGAGAGACTACGGCGGATCAATGCTTGCCCTTGCACAACAGAACAGGTCAGGAGTAGAGATGGAAGATGCTACTACTATATCTGGATCAGACAGGATCATCTGGCTGTGCGACAATTTCAGCATCCTGGCCAAGAAGTCCGATGCCGAGATAACTGCATCTATTCACAACGCAGAGGAGTACGCAGAGCAGGAAGCGACTCTTACGAATATGAAGCTGGTGGTAGCGGAGTGCAGACATGGGCCAGGAACACAGGGGAGGCATATTGGCCTGTATATCGACGCCAAGGATCCAAGGTTTAAAAAGGATCAAGTAACCTGTAGGATTGTAGAACGAACATTGGAACTCCCATATGATGAGGCAGCACGTGGATAAGCACACCATGACCATAGATGACATGAATGCAACCCTCGGAAACAACATTGAGGCTGTTCTTGAGCATTTGGAAATAGATATTGACGACTTCGTAGATATCGGAGACGACCTAAGAGGACCATCCTGCTGCCACGGCGGAGACAACCCAACTGGATTCTCCTACTACAGGGAGAAAAACTGCTGGTTTTGCTGGACAGCTGGGTGCCATTCGGAGAAAGGCTCTGACATGATAGGTCTGATTGCATCTATATCAGACATAGAGCGAAGAAAGGCCATCCCATTATCGAGGAAAATCATAGATAGCCTCATCAAGTCCGGAGACCTTGACCGTGTATCCTCCGAGGATTTACCAAAGAGGGCTCAGGAAGATTTTGCCAAGATGCACCTTGAGCAGGAGACTTTTCCCGACCACATACTTAACCGTCTGGGCAAGAACCTGTCATATGCCACAGAACGTGGATTCGACGAGTCTGTCCTCAGAAAAATGGGAGTAGGCATATCTAGATATGGAGTAATGGACGGAAGGCTAGTGTTTCCAGTTAAGAACATTGTAGGCAATCTTGTTGGATTTAGCGGAAGAAAGACGGATGACGACCCCCACTCCCCCAAATGGCGACATAGCAGGTTTAAAAAATCTGTAAATATGTTGAACATTGACCTGTGCAAACGTGCTATCAACGAGTGGAAGCTTTCGACTATCGTCGTGTCAGAGGGACCATGGGACGTAGCAAGACTATGCGAGGCTGGCTTCTGGAACAGCGTGGCAGTTATGGGGTCATCCCTAACAAATGGTCAGGTGTGCGTGATGAAGAAGATGGGCGTAACAAAGGTCATACTCTTCATGGACAACGACGATGGCGGACACCGGAACGAGACGTCCAACGTAAAGAAGCTCAATAAGTCAGGAATAAAGACAACTGTAATGTACCCACCTACTCAAGGTCAGGATGTGGGAGACATGAGTGCTTCAATAATCAAAGAAATGCTAAGGGGAAAAAGATGATCGTCGTAGGAGTATGTGGAAAGAAGCAGGCAGGCAAAGATACGTTTGCTGACTTCGGGTGCAACATAGTGTCAGACATAGGGCTGTCTTCGGCGAAGATTGCGATAGCCTCCCCATTAAAGCAGTTTGCGATAGACTACTGCGGAGTGGACAAATCCTTACCATGGGGCACTGATGCAGACAAAAATAAAGGGATAGGCCAGTGGGGAGACTTCTTCAATGAGGGCATCGTAATGGGCCAAGGAAGATTAGTTGACGACACAATAACGGTTAGAGAGTTGCTACAGGTTCTAGGCACGGACGTTTTCCGTGGCATACATAAGAACTGGTGGATAAACGTTCTAAAAAGCAGGATCAACCGTGGTGACTTCGACCAAACAGAGGGATCAGGAGATCCAGCAGTAGTATTCGTTACCGATGTAAGATTCCTGAATGAAGTTGAAGCAATAAATGCAATGGGCGGTTACACCGTTAAGATAGATAGAGACGTATTCGGAGACACTCATGGCAGCGAGGCCAGTGTTGACCTCATTCCGGAACACAAGTTTGCAAAGATAGTACGAGCCGAGGAAATTCCAACAGTTAATCATGTGATACCATTCGTGGAAGAATCACTAAGAGAGTTAGGTCTATACAGTGGACAACAATAAACAGACGCTACGAGAGATTATAATGTCATCTCACAAAGATAGAGATGCAGCCCTGGCCATGATAGGCCGAATAGAGAGTGGAGAAAACGTTGTTCTCTATGAGTCAGAGTACGGCGATGCCGATGGGGTGCTTAACGCAGAGGCCATTGACGGAACGTCCAGGCCTATGCTAGTCAAAGAAGTAAAGAGCCTAGACTTTGTGCCTAACCCTGACTGGGTTTCCATGTGCGTAAGCAGCCATATCTGGAGCCTAGCCAGGGGCAGGGATACCATCATGTGGAATACATGTTTTCCAAAGGGAGGAAAGTAATGCTACGAAGCTTCAAGAGATCTCTTCAAAACAATGGACCCTTCGTAAGATGGTGGATCCTGGCTTGTGCAATGATGACAGTTGTGTCTGGCGTATTCCTAGCAGGGGGAGCAAGGTTCCTCTCAGAGAACGACTCAACTGGTTTGAGTTGGGTTATCGTAGCTATCCTGGCATCTGGGTCAGCCTACTATGGAGTTAGACTATACAAGGGCGAAAACCTCGGACAGGGTGTCATGGACTACCTTTCTGAACTATGCACGTCACTGGGGTTGCTCGGTACGGTCATCGGCCTAATCGTCATGATCTCTGGAGCATTCGGAAACCTAAACATTGAAGACCCGGAGTCTCTAAAGTCATCTCTAGTAGCAATGTCTTCAGGAATCGGAACAGCACTAACCACTACTCTGGTTGGTCTAACCTCATCAATCCTACTCGGACTCCAAAAGCGGTTCTTTGAGATCAAGTGGGTTTAATCAGATGTTTAGTAAGAACAACAGCAGTGTAACCATTGACCTGTTATTCAATCTTCTACTGACGTTTGTGTGCCTGTTTTTCCTTTCATTTCTTCTTGTCAATAGTCCAAGTGAAGACAAGGATTCAGACATTGAATCGGGCGCCACCTACATCATAACTATGACATGGATGGAAGACTGCGATATAGATATGTGGCTAAAGACTCCCGGAGGGGAGAGAGTTTATTACGGAAGACGTGAGTCGGGTCCAATCCATCTCGACCTAGATGTTACTTCCACTAGAAGCTACACCGACAGAAATGGAACAACTACATTCATTCATCCCAATGAGGAAATAATGACAATGCGTGGAGTGCTAGAGGGTGAGTACAGTCTCAGTGCTCACTACTTCGGAGGAAGAGATTTAGCTCTAGAGGTTGTTGCGACATTTGTTATTCAGGATGTAGAAAGAAAAAGAGTAGCTTGGACCGGAATCGTAGTTCTAAATGGAGCTGGTCATGAGGCAAGCGCCCTAAGCTTCTCCATCGAGTCAGAAGATGCGGGTATCAGTAGATCGTACTTCCGTGTTCTGGACGTAAACCCTAGATATATCGTAGGTCAATAATGGAATTTCTAATAAGCATCGTCGTACTGTCAATATGTTCATTCATAGCAGTAGCAGTTGCCTCTAGGAAGTCACATCTGTTAGCCTTCATTGCCGCAATAGCAATCCTCTTTTCGTCGATGTCAGCATACAGCAACTACAAGGCAGCCCTGGGTCAGCCAGTTGAGATGACATGGAGCGAGATGCCCAGCAAGTTCACAGTAGTGTTCTTCAGGATAGAGGGCAAGAATAGGATCATCCTATGGTTAATAGGCGACCAGCTAGTTGCCTTGCCGTATCTTGAGGATGCGGAAGAGGGGCTTGAGGGAGAAAGATTGACCATGGGAGGCGGAACCCCCTCAACGTTCGAGACAAAGGGAGAGGGTGGCGAAGGAGACGGAGACGGAGGAGAGGGCGATGGAGAAGGCGACGGAGGAGACGGCGCAGGATCCGGAGTCGAGGGCTGGGGCTACGAGCTACAAAGCCGTGGCGGACAAGTGATCCCCGGCACATTGCCCCCGAAACGCTAAGGAAAAATATGAAAAAGCCAGACAGACTATCAGCATCCAAGATGAAGACATTTGTAATGTGTCCAATGAAGTACCTATTATCCTACGGCCTGTTCGCACAGGGGAAACCCTCCTTTGCTGCAGAGCTGGGATCAGAGCTGCATTGGATTTACGAGATGTATGCACAGGCAACTCTAAATGGCAAAGATGAAGAAGGAAGAACCTGCGAAGACCTAGAGAAGAATTGGAAGAATATTCTCCAGAAGAGGGCTTATGCAGGACTTAAGTCATGGAGGTGGTGCCGTCATATCGCCAAGGTGGAGAAGTCTTGCGAGACCTGTCCAGCCTTTTCCGCAGGAAAGTGTGGACTAGTAGAGACAAATATAGAAGAGTTTGCAGGCTGTCCATGGAACTCATGGATGGAAGCCCAGAACATGGTAAAGAGGGTCCTGTCTGCTACGGGGCCAGCAGGCATATTCGTTCCAGAGAAGAAGATAATTGCCACAGAGGACAAATTTGAGATACCGTTCATTGCGGCAGATGGTCACGAGGTAAAACTTAATGGCCTGATAGATATGGTTATAGAGATAGACGAAGACACAATTGAGATAATAGACTATAAGACAGGACGTTTCAAGATGTCATACAATGCTGCCGAGAAGGACATACAGCTAAGACTGTACTATCTTGCAGCAAGAAGGAAGTATCCACAGTACAAGAATCACATGGTGACAGTGATGTATGTAAACGAAGGTATTAAGTCTATCACACCATGCTTTGGAGACAATACAGAAGAAGGAATCCTGGCGGAGATAGCAGAGATATACGAGGGCATCAAGGATATAGAGGTTCCAGACAGAATAAGGGATACATCCTGGGGGGACAGGCCATCTCACATCTGCAAATACCTTTGCGACCAAAAGCTATGCGATGATGTCACAGAGAAGCTTGGTCGAAAGATGGAAGAAGACTCATCTTTGACAGTTGACGATTTTGGATCCCTAGAGGATTTAGACCTAGACCCTGACGACTACAGATAGTAGAATAGGAAATAACATGAAGAAGTCTCTAAAAAGAAGTTTCATGAAGGCAGTATCCTGGAAGTTAACATCGACAGCATTGGCAATGGGAATAGCATTCTGGCTAACAGGAAGCTTTGACATAGCGGTAATGATCGCCATATTTCACATTCCATCAAGTATCCTGCTGTTCATGATTCACGAATACATTTGGGGCTAGTGTGGCAGATAGCTCCGCACCTGTGGTAGACTATTGCGAAAGAGGTATATAATGAAAATCGTACATGTAATCGGAACAGGCACTATCGGAGAGCCCCTGATCGGGATGCTGTCCAGGGCCAAAGACGTCCTTGGATTCGACCAAGTTACATTCAACAAGAGAACCCCTCTTCTTACAGATCGCTCAAAAGTTGTACAACTGATTGAGACTGGAGCCCTCCTGGCTACCGACAATAAGTCTGGGTTTGTCGATATGGGCATTGAGCCATCCTTTACTTCGGAAGAGGCAATCGATAGAGCCACTGTTATCATCGACTGCACTCCAGGCGGAATAGGTCTAGAGAACAAGGAGAAGTTCTACTACAGGAATACCACTACAAGAATGTTCATCGCTCAAGGATCGGAGGATGGGTTTGGAAAGAAGTACGCTTTCGGCATCAACGACGAAGTGCTACAGGGCCAAGACTGGTATCAAGAGCGATTCCACCAGATTGTATCCTGTAATACCCATAACTTAGCAGCCCTAGTCCAGACCATTGGAATGGATGGTGGACACGACCCGACTGACTTCGTGAGTGCTGACTTCACATGCATAAGAAGAACTAACGACATTAGCCAGACCTCTTCGTTCTCCCCAGCCCTAAGTGTGGGAGCTCACAGCAGCAGCTTTGGAACACACCACGCAAAAGACTTGCATGCTATCATGTCAACCAAGGGCATACACCTGGGGACAGAGGATGAGCCAACAGTGTTCTCCAGTGCTTGCAAGATACCGAGTCAGTACATGCACGGAATCCGATTTAGGATTGAAACTACTGGCACGACATTGGACTTAGTTCGTCAGCAGATCTCAGAGAACGAGATGATGGCTGTTACCCACAAGAGCGATAGCAACAAGGTGTTCAGCTTCGGTAGAGACTATGGCCTATATGGCAGGATCCTAAACCAGACAGTAATCAACCTAGAAAGCCTGAGCGTCCAGAACGACAGTATTGTAACAGGATTCTGCTTCACTCCACAGGATGGAAACAGTCTCATAAGCTCTGTAGCAGCTGCAACTTACGGAATAAATCCGAAGGGCTATCAGGACAGGGTGAAAAAAGCTTTTGGAAAATACTTGTTTTCAGAGGTTTAATAATGCTACCATGTCTTAGAAGGAAAAAATAATGAGTATATTAGAATTAGAAGACTGGAGCGAGCCTCCTGTCGATTTAAGTGACGACTACTACTGTCAGATCCAAACCAAGCAAGGGGTTGAGTCTGGTTGGTATTATCGTGATCTAAAAAAGGGCAAACGCAAGGGCTGGAAGGTCGTTTTCGTCTTGGCTCTTGGCACTACAGACGAGGGGCACGGCATCCTCCGCTGGAGGAAGCGTGAAGTCAGCCCCAAGTGTTTCAGGTTTCAACCGAGATTCCCCCTGCGACCAACTAAAGAGATGCGGCTTGCTCGCCAGTCTAAGACCGAGAAGAAGCGTGATAAGTTTGCAACCATCGTGAGAGAAGAGCAGGGGCTGTACTGGTGCCCGGATTTTAATACATGGAAGAGAGTAGACGGAGAAAGTCATGTGTGATAAGGCAGAGGATTCAGACATCACACGGGGCGCATCCTACGTATCGCTGCACAACCACTCCCATTACTCACTATTGGACGCTCTTTCCAAGCCTAAGGATGCGGTTGCTAGGGCTGTGGAGCTAGGACAAAATGCATACTGTTTGACAGATCACGGCAACATGTTCGGAGCCGTGAAGGCTTACGAGGAATGTATCAAGGCTGGAATTAAACCAATCCTTGGTAGCGAATTTTACTTCACACACGACCACGAGGACAAGGTTCGCAAGTCTAGACATATCACGCTTATTGCCAAGAATAACGTCGGACTCTCAAATCTATACAAGATGACAACTTGGGCAAACGTGCCAGTGGCAGACGGCGGTGGGTTCTTCTACCGACCGAGAGTTTCGTGGAAAGAGTTTAATAAATATTCAGAGGGAGTAATCTGTCTGACAGGGTGCATGAATTCTCCATCAAACCATGCATTTGTACACGACACCTACGAAGAAGGTAAGGAGCATGTAAAACACATGGTATCCGTATTCGGAGAAGACAACACCTACGTTGAGCTTCAACGAGTAAACGACGATGGAAAGATCTATATTCCAGAGCAGGAGCTAATCCTAGCCAATTGTAGGCAGGTGGCAGAGGAGCTAGGACTGAGGGCGGTAGCTACCAATGACGGACACTACGTCAATAGTTCCGATGCCTTTGCTCATGAAGTCCTAAAGGCTATCGACGCAAGAGCCACTCTAGACACTCCAGTACTAGACCACGCCAAGGGAGTGACCAAAGGGTGTCGCATTGTGTTCAATGGATTTGACTACTATCAAAGATCAGCGGAGGAGATGCTTACAAAGTTCACACCCGCCGAAGTCAACATGTCCCAGGAGATTGCCGACTCAATTGACATAAGCATGGAGCTGGGTGGAATGAAGACGCCTAGATACAAGGGGATGTCAGACAAGGAATGCATGGCGGAGCTCTACGAGCTATGCAAGTTGGCTTGGGCAGAGTTCGACATAGAGAGCAAGGAGAACAAGAGTGAGTACGTTGCACGAATACAGCGTGAACTAGCTGAGGTCGAGGATGCAGGACTACAGCATTACTTCATGATCGTGTTCCAGGTGTGCAAATTCTGTGACGATAACGAGATCCTCAGAGGATTCGGACGAGGCTCCTGTGCGGGATCACTCGTTCTATATCTACTAAAAGTCACTCAGTACGCAGATCCTATTAAGTACGGCCTACTGTGGGAGAGATTCTGGAATCATGGAAGAAAAGGATCCATGCCAGACGTAGATCTAGACATTCAGATCGACCGAAGAGACGAGGTTCTACAGTATCTAAAGGATGAATTCGGAAAAGACCGTGTTCTTCCCATGATGACTATCAACACTCTGTCTGTAAAGGGCGCACTAAAGGATGTTGGAAAGGTGATGGGTTTAACCCACGAGTACCTGAATAGGCTTACCAAGAATGTTCCAGACAAGAACAAGGGCATTCAGGACGTAATCGACAGATTGAGCGTCTTCAAGAAGGCGGAAGAGGGCATTGACGAGGACATAATCCAGTGGGCAAAGGATGCCAAGAGTGACCCGTCCAAGGCCAAGGAGCTGAGAGCCCTAGCTGCTGACCGAAGAAAGAAGCTAAAGAAGACGTTTGAGATTGCAAAGAAGCTTGAGGGTGTTAACAGAAACAGATCCACCCACGCATGTGCAGTGCTGATCGCAGACGAGACCCTGTTTGGTGCCATACCCTGCTGTTGGGATGCCAACAAGAAGTCACTTCTAACAGGTTTCGACATGTACGACATCGAGAAGCTGGGGTACATGAAGCTGGACCTCCTGGGGCTTAAGACATTATCAGTGGTTGCCCGCACAATGCCAGACTTCAAGGAGCGTGTTGGAGAGTTCGACGACTTGGACGTATACAAGTCAATATGTCGTGGAAACAACAAGGGCATCTTTCAACTTGAGTCAAAGCTAGGGGAGAACTGGGCCAAGAAGGTTAAGCCTTCAAATATTGATGAACTTGCGGCACTAGTCTCATTGATTAGGCCAGCAGTTCTTGAGTCTGGGTTGGCTGACCAGTACCTGAGAAACAAGCTAAGTGGAGAGTGGACTACCATTCACCCCGACCTAGAGCCAATCTTCGCAGAGACATACGGCGTCATGCTATACCAGGAGCAGATGCTTGAAGTAGTAAAGGTATTTGGGGGATTCGACCTCAAGGAGGCCGACATGCTGAGGAAGGCTGTTGGAAAGAAGATTCCAGAACTCATGGCCAGCTTTCATAAGAGATTTCTGAATGGATGCGTAGAGAAGTACAAGAACGTTCCGTTGGCGGAGGAGCTTTGGGGATGGATTGAAAAGGGCGCAGAGTACGGATTCAACAAGTCACATGCCCTTACATACGGAATGATGGCCTACACTACAGCATATGCGAAGTTCTACCACCCCCAGAAGTTCTACTGCTCACTCCTGCAACTGTCAGAAAACGAACAGAAGCCACAGGAGGAGATCTCAGAGATCTTTTACGATGCAAAGCTGAGGAAGATTTCGATCAAGCCGCCCTCACTCATTTACTCAGAAGACGACTTTACTATATCAGGAGACGACATCTACTTCGGTCTAAAGTCGGTCAAGAAGGTTGGCAAGGCTTCAGTAAAGCTGGTAAAAAAGATCTACGACGAGTCGAACGGGGCGGATAGCTTCATGCTGGGCCTCAGGGGCGCCAAGAAGGACGTTGCAGAGGCTTTGGCGTATGCGGGTGCATTCGACTTCCTAGACATAGAGAGAGTGAAGCTGCACAGCACTGTTGGACTCCTGAAGGCAATGACAGACAAGGAGTTCAAAGTCTTTTCAGTGATAGCCGGAGGAGGAGGAGACGTTGACTTGAGCACTGCGAGAACAAATAAAACAGTAAACGTTCCAGGTTCCGATGGGGTGTTCGATGCGGTCAATGTTTTCAAGACTTGGCTCAACTCAGACAATGTTAATGCAAAGGTCGTCAATGTCTCAAGAATGAAGAAGGTCAACGCACTTTTGTCAGAGGCCGAGGAGCTTAACAATTCAGAGGATAAGTACCGCTACATGGCGGCAAGGGAGCTGCTATATGTAGGCATTCCCCTAAAGTACTGCGAGGTGGACATTTATGAAGATACCAGGAGTACGCATACGGTCATGAATATCAAGCACGAGATCCCCAAAAGGAGATTTTCGACGATTGCGATCCTTACGAGAGTTGCACCGAAAACGGACAGAAACGGAAACAAGATGGCATTCCTGAAAATATCAGACAAAACATTCAGCATGGATGCTATCATATTCTCAGATGCCTTTAAGAAGTTTAAGTCAGTTGTCAAAGAGGGCAATATCTGCTTTATCGAGGGCATGGTGTCAAGAGACGGCGCACCACTCATAGAAAGCATTCAGGGGCTATAATGAAAAATCCAACACCTAGGCTAACAAAGGCGATGGTTTCACCAGTTCTCGCCAAGTACAAGAAGATTCTTGGCCTAGACGGTTGGGATCTAAAGGTGGCTATCTGCAGCGCAATTAGCATGAATACAAAGATTAAAGAGTTTGAGACGGAAGAGTCTGATAGTGTGGCATTATCATCGACGGATACGGATGAAATCGTACTAGGATGCGTAACCCACTGCCACCCCATTGAACAGGTCGCAACTGTGCAGTTTAGAAGAGATGCTCCCAAGTATTTTGGACAATGGGTAAACCTAGACACCCTGGTATGCCATGAGCTAATACACATAGTGGTTAGATCAGAGTTCGACAGGCTTCCAAAGTCAGCACAAAGGTCAAAGAAGACAGGGGAGCTTGAGGAGTTCATTTGTGACAAGTTTAGTCACATCATAGCAAAAGCATTTGAGGAAGACAGCAAGTAATCAAAACCGGCCAAGTTGGCCAAACAGAGAAAGAAGGCCACAATGGCAGACAGTGACAATAAAGACAACGCTCGTGGAAACACCAACACAATGTACATCGAGGGACTAGCTCGTTTCGTCAAGCTAGTGACACTTCCCGATGGAGAGAGAACCATTCTAAAATTCTCCCTCGACAACCTAGACAAGAAGGGTTTTCATACCTATGTAAACGTAGAGATGTGGAATCCGTCCGGAGAGGTGAATGAGCTCGTAAACAGCGACGACCTTCTCTTGGTACGTGGATCACTCAGAGCCAACGAGTGGAACGACAAGGAAACAGGCGATAAGAGAAAGACGTTCTTCGTCAATGCATTCGAGATCAAGAATGCCCAAGACTCCCGAAAAGGGCGAAGCAGTGGCTCAAATGCCCCCGCCGTCAGCAAGTCAAGCGACCAGGGCTCCAGCAAGCGAGTAACTGAGACGGCCTCTGACGCCAGCTTCGGCGGAGAAGACCCATTTGGTTCCGACAGCCCGTTCTAACACTTATCATTAAACTTGACAAGATCCGTACTTCCCATTTGATATAGACTAAAGCAAGTGCAAACCTTGTGACTATACTTGGTTCGGAAATCTTACACAGCTGCCCCCAGTTTCCTGTCTCAATACGAGGCTAGCGATTCTGGGGGCTTTTATTACTTATTTAATAGTGTAAAATTCAAAAAACCAATTCAAAACTGCTATAGTTTATCATGGAGCCTCATTAGTTTAGGCCCTGTAAACACTTAAGGAAACAAGGAGAAGATATGGCTAAGAAGCGTAAAAAGCGCAGCCCTGACAAGGTTCAGAAAGTGAGCCTGAGGACTGGTGGACAGATTCGTGACAATATCAAAGGTGCCAAGTTTGATTCATCCCATGACAGCCTTGATGACTTACAGGCCCTGATAGACAACGGAGTAAACAAAGATGCCGAGGAGATCAAGGTACTATTCGTATCAGAGGCTTCTTATCTTCATACGGGTTTTTCAACTTACACAAGAGAGGTTCTAACACACCTCCATGCCATTCCAAATATGACAGTAGCAGAGCTAGGCTCCTACGGGGGAGACATTGACCCCAGGGTAAGTTCAGTTCCCTGGAAATTCTACGGAAACATGCCAATAGGCGAGGAGCAGCAGAAGGCTTACCAAGCTAACTACAGAGATAACCAATTCGGACTTTTCAAGTACCAGAGTGTAATGACAGACTTTCAGCCGGACGTGGTTTTAATCCATAGAGACCACTGGATGGACAGATTCGTAGTCGATCACAACATAACAAAAAAATGTCACGTGATCTGGATGGCTTGCGTAGACTCCTACCCCCAGAGATGGGAGTGGCTAAAGGACTATGGCAAGGCCGACACTCTTATGGCGTACAGCCACTTCGGGAAAAAGGTAATGGAGGATCAGTCCAGAACAGATCTTGCAAAGCGCCACGGAATAGTGCCGCTGGAAGTAGCTAGAGTTGCTCAGGCAGGCACAGACCCAGCGGTGTTCAAACCATTGGACAAGTCCGAGGTGAAGTTGAAGTGGGGTCTCAGTCCAGAAGTAAAGATTGTCGGATCCGTTATGAGGAACCAGCCCAGAAAGCTGTTCAGCAGACTCATCGACTCGTATGGGAAGTTCCTAGACAAGTATCCAGAAACTGGAGAGCTATCGGCACTTCTTCTCCATACGGGGATTCCAGACGTTGGATTCGACATCCCCGAGTCGGTGTTTAGGAATGGTCTAGAGCATCGAGTGCTTTTCTCCCACATCTGTCACTCCTGCAACGCTATGGGTGTTTCAACATGGGGATTCAACTCCAGACCATGTGCCAAATGCGGCAAGAACACGGTGACTACGCCAAACACCAATAAGGGCTATGACGAAGAGGCCCTTAATGAGATTTACAACCTAATGGACCTGTATGTTCAAGCGTCAATTTGCGAAGGTGACGGGATGCCAGCGACAGAGGCTAAGTCCTGCGGCGTACCAGTGACATGCACAGACTACTCTTCAATGTACGAGAAGAACCGCAACGGAGGAGCACTCCCGATCAAGGTTGAAACTATGTACACAGAGGCAGAGACTATGCAAAATAGGGCCATCTTTAGTGTAAACAGTCTAGTAGAGAACATGAACAAAGTTCTGTCAAGCGACTTCTACGCATCGACTCTGGGAGAAGAAGGCCGCTCCCTGGCCATTGGCAACTACAGTTGGAATCTCGCTGGTAAGAAGTGGGAAGCAGCAATAATGCAGGCAGCACTGAAAGATCGTTCCGGATGGGACATACCAAGTCTAACGTTCGCCATCTTGTCAAACGGCAACGTATCCGAGGACGAGGGAACAAAATGGAATCTTAAAAACAACTGCAAGGTAGAATCTGTCATCATTGAGCAAGGAGACGACCAGACTGAAAAGCTAAAGGAAGCCTCTAACGGAGGATGGGTCTTCATTGTCAAGAGTGGAGAATTCGTATACAACATTGATCCACAGCATATTCTTAGTGAGCTGTACTTGCATGGGGAAACTAAAAGTGACTTCAGCATTCTAAAGCTTTCGGTAAGAGAAGGCGGGATCGACACATTGAAGCCACTGTTTGAGGAAAGACTTATCCACCCCTCACAGGGATCATCTCCGGTCTCAGCTCTAATGATCACCTCAGGGGCTAAAGAGGCTTCAGTGTTCCTTGAGCACAGCAAGCGTGTAGCTGCGATAGACTACTCAACTCCAGAAGGATGCTATACTGTAAGAGTAGCGCAGACAGATGGCGCAGAGGCCATCCGCAACCACATAAGAGGCGGCTCCATATACATCGTCGATAGCCACAAGCCTATTAGTTTCAACCTAGACAAGCCACCAGTGGCGAAAGAGAGTAGTTAAGATGTCAGACAATGAAGAGATCAAAGAAGAGGGTGTCATCGAGGATGGCTCCCAAAGAGTTATGCCAGAAAATACATCAACTCTAATTCTAGCCGTAGCCAGAGATTGCGAGAGCATCGTAGAGATACAGATGGAGGCATTGTTTGAGGATCTAAAAATGATGGGCTCAATAAGCTTTGAAGTGCTAATCTACGAAAACGACTCATCTGACGGAACAGTTGAGGCATTCAACAATGTTTTCGAGAAGTCTCCGGATAACGTAGACTGCCGTATAGTTTCAGAGAAGCTGGACCTTGAGGCTTACGACTCAGTAGTAAGCAAGGACAGAATCGACAAAATGGCACTAATCAGAAACAACTGCCTAGACAATGTAGAGGACATGTCCGATTACGCAGCTATCATCTGGCTAGACATGGACTACCACATGGAGGCTCAAACGATTCCAAAGATCCTAGCACCAGTACTGCTAGGCGATGCGGACGTGCTATCGGTCTACTCTCTGCATGGAGACGTGCAGAGGCCAGAAAAGGAGCTTTATGACAAGTGGGCAACACGAGGCCAGAAGAGTGACACTTGGTGGAACTGTACACCGCACGAGCTACTGTACTCACTTGTTATGCAGCCGCAGGTCACACACCTTAAACTGTACTCGACATTCAACGGCATCTGTGCGTTCAATGCAAAGGGTTTCGTGGACGGAGCAGTTTTCTCCAGCATGAGCCTATCTGCAGAGATCAATGGCATAGATCACGATGTAGAATGGATCTCCCTGTGCGAGCAGTTCTCGGAGATGGGGCTTGATAAAATCTTTATGGATGTTATGACACCAGCCTACCACTTCTCTTCACATGAAAATATGGTTGCCAGCTACAATCAAAGAATGGAAGTCAAGAAAGTTCAGGATGAGGCTAACATGAACAGGGCTGAGAAAGCGCAGAAGGAATTGAACGAGAAAGCGCAGAAGGCGATCAAGGATGGAGCTAGATCTTCAGAAAGCGAATAGATGAGTTTTAAGCTCCTAGACTGCACTCTAAGGGATGGCGGATACTGGACTGAGTGGGAATTCAGTCGTGAGATGGTTCGTGATACAGTTAAATCACTGATAGGGTCAGGTATTGACGTTGTTGAATTGGGATACAAGTCTCCCCTAAAAGGGGGCAAGTGGAGGAAGACAAACGATGGATTTGTATCATCTGTAGTGGGGGATCTATGTGAAAATGTTGAGTTATCATTCATGTTAGATCTAAAAGAGTTTTCAGACGCAGATGGTAATGTAGTGGAGTCCAGGGTTCTGGAATGTGTTCGTTATTCATCTGAATCGCCCTTCTCTATTTGCAGGATAGCAATCAAGCCATCACCCTCGGAGGCAAAAAGAGCAGCTGCCTTGGTAGAGATCATAAGAAAGCTTGGATATAAGTGCATGGTGAACATAATGCAATGTCATTTGTTGGCACACAATAGAGACCTAAGAGATAGCATTGTATCTAGTTTGCAAGTTTTAGACATTGAGGCACTGTACTTCGCAGATTCATTTGGAAGCTGCCTTCCTGAAATGGTTGAAACCCTGGTTGAGTCTGTAACCGAATGCAGTGTAGGAGCTCATTTTCATGATAATATGGGACTTGCCTTTGCTAATAGCTTAGCAGCAATCAATTCTGGGTGCAAATACGTAGACTCTACAGTCACAGGGATGGGTAGGGGAGTAGGCAACACTAAGACTGAGCAGATGCTAACCCTGTGTGAATTTCAGTACGAAGGGTCTGGTAGACATAATGGGCTCCAGGGTGTAATATCAAAGCATTTCTCCAATGGAAAATGGGGGTACTCTGAATCGTATCTTATTTCAGGAGCAATGAAAATACATCCAACATACGTTCAGAGACTGCAGGAAGAAGGGTACAGTCCAAGTCAGATTCAGACCATCCTGACCAACCTTTCTATAACAGATTCTTTTGACTATGATGCAATGCAGAAGGCAATTAAAGATTCCAGGCTGGCCCCAAGGGTTGCGTGTATCATTCCCGCAAGATACAAGTCATCTAGGTTTCCAGGGAAGCCTCTGGTTGATATTTCTGGAAAACCTATGATAATAAGAGTAGCTGACATCGCAGCAGAGGCTATGGGTGGGAAAGAAGATGTTTACATCGCTACTGAGAACATGGAAATTCAGAGAGTTGTTGAGGAGTACGGGTACAGGTGTATAATGACCTCAGACACCTGTCTAACCGGAACAGATCGAGTTGCTGAGGCCGCACTTGAAATAGACGCAGACTACTTCATAAACATACAGGGAGACGAGCCTATGCTTAACCCAGAAGACGTAAAGAGAGTTATATCTGCAAAGCTAAGCAATAGGGACTCAGTTATTAACTGTGTGGCCGACATGTCATGTGATGAAAATCCGGAAGACCCCAGTGTTCCCAAGATGGTTGTTGCGGAGAATGGTAGTCTACTATATGCATCAAGAGTAGCAATCCCTGGTACAAAAGATGGATCAGCTGTTAAGTCAAAAAAACAGGTTTGTATATATGGCTTCTCAAAAGAAGAGCTGGAGAGGTTCTCCTCTGTTCAGGTGAAGGGCTACAATGAGTGGGCTGAGGACATTGAGATAATAAGATTTCTAGAGCTTGGTATAAACGTAATATGCATAGAGGTCGATGGGGATACCATTGCCGTAGATTACCCAGAAGATGCTATCGCAGTGTCTAACAGACTGGACGCCCAATAATGAAAGTTGCACTTACCATACCGGCCAAGGGCACGTCCGAGAGGGTGAGGAATAAAAACCTCACCTTAGTAGGGGGAAAAACTCTTGTTCGCAGGGCATGTGAAAAGGCACTCCTATGTAAAGAGGTTGACTACGTGTACCTGGATACAGAGAGCGATGATATCAAGTCAGAAGTTAGCGACCTACTCAGCAAGGGTCTTCGCCTGATTGATAGACCAGCAGAACTTGCTACAAACGACTGCAACGCAAATGACCTACTAACATGGGCACTGCACACAATTGAAGAAGTAGATGTCATCTGTCAAACCTTCTCCACCTCTCCTCTTATTACAGCGGAGACTATTGATAGGGTTATTAGAGAATGGAAGAATTCAACTGGACACGATTCGTTCATGACAGTGGTTCCTGTTCAGGAATACTTTTGGAACAATGGGTCTCCTGAGAACTTCACTATTGAGGATCTGCCTAACTCTCAAGACTTGGACAAGAAGATGATGGAGACTCATGGCCTATATGGCGTAACAGTTGAGTCATTTGTAAACAGGGGAACACGAGTGGGGAAGAACCCTCTATTGGTAGAGGTTTCAAAGACTGAATCATTGGACATCGACGACCCAGAAGATCTGGCCATCGTTGAGGCAATACTTATTAGGCAAGAAGGTAGCTAATGTCCTATCTTGGCGCAGCATATGACGCACTGAGAGATATTATGGGTCCCAAGGCCAATGATCAGTTTGTTAACATCAAGCCATCAGCTGGATACCGTGGAAAAAGGAATGGACTAATCGTTTCTCCAGTGTTTACCACAAGGGGCAGGGTGGTTACAGAACCTGAGTCTGATCCTCCAGCCTACAAGAAACTAGATGACATAAGAATGAGTATCTACCGTGAGCAGCAGGATCTGTTTCGTAAGCTAAAGCCAATCGTATGTCTTGAAGCGGGGGACATGGAGGTTGCTCATACTGGGGATATAACGTCAATGATTTACCAGAAGATGGGGTCCGTGGGCATGCTTACAGATGGATATACCAGAGACATGACCGTGATAGATAGAATTAAATACCCAGTCTTCTCTAACGGCTGCGTTCCTATCGACGCTATTGGACATTGGGCACTGGTCGACTACATGTGTGACATTAGGATAGATGACGTGGAGATAATGATGGGGGACTACGTTGCGATGGATCTCGATGGGGCACTAGTGATCCCTGGTGAGATATACAAAAAAGGTTGGCGCAAGAAGTACCTCGGGGTCGTCGCTCGTGAGGGGAAGATTAGGGACATGATTGACGAGGACGAGGATTTAGACGAAATCTTGAAGAAGCTTGGAAGATGGTAACATGATCTATGTCGCAGAAATGACCATCAACCACCTTGGATCTACCAATGTTCTTAAGGCAATGATAACTGCCGCAAAGGACTCTGGTGCCAATATGGTTAAGTTTAAGTTCAAGGACGTTGATGCCTATTATCCAGACGATGGGAAGATGTGGCGCAATATGAACTTCAAGGCTTACAGAAGGTCCTTGGAGATCAACAGGGGTGACGTGCAAGAGATAGTTGACCACTGTAAGGCAGTTGGCATCGACTGGTTCTCCACCGTGCATGACCAAGCTTCTCTAGATTTCGTAAGTGGGTTTGGGCCCGCCGCTCTAAAGATCGCATCAATGGATGCAGCCAAGTCAGATCTGTTCGACCTAGTTGTTAAGGCCTGTGGCGATATGGACATCCCAATGGTATACTCCATGGGAGGGAAATCTCACGAGTTCTTTAAGTCAGCACTTAAGAAGATCGAAGAAGCTGGCATCGAGGCTCACATACTCCACTGCGTATCGCTATACCCTACTCCGGATGGATTATCCAACTGTAGGTATGTTCGCAGAATGCTAGGGGAAGTGAGCGCATCTAGTCGTGTGTCTATCGGGTACTCTGGCCACGAGGTTGGCTATGCCGCATCTATTATAGCAGCTCTAAGCGGAGCAACCATGATAGAAAGACACTTTTCTCTTTCTAGAGATTTTAAAATTCACCACCTTGAGTGCGCCTTGCTGCCCAGGGAGTATCGTGAGATGATAGACAGCGTATCAAAAGTTTTGAAAGAGGACTCCCGTGACTCAGCCACCAGCAGTGGAGAGTCTAGATTTCTGGATGACCTAGACTATGGAAGCTAAAAACATATTCAGTGGAAAACTTATTCTTGTCAGACACGGACAGAGCGAGTGGAATAAGAAGGGGATGTGCCAAGGTCACATGAATTCAGACCTAACCGGACGTGGAAGAGGTCAGGCAGCGACATTTGGCTGGGCCGTCTCACGCCTGATAGAGAATATGGGACTAACTCATGTAAGATTCGTAGCCTCCCCGCAGGACAGGACTATGCAGACTGCAAGGATAATGCTGGAACATGGGGACACAACCATGCAGTGTTCATCAATAGAGCAGGATAAGAGGCTTATGGAGGGAAACATGGGTATCGCACAGGGCAAGATAATTGCCGACTGGGACGATCTAATGCCAGAAGAGGCTGCTCATCGTAAGGCTGACAAGTGGAGGAACAGGTTTCCAGGAGGCGAGTGCTATCTAGACATACATAGAAGGACTCTTGATTTCCTTAAGGACAACTGCGGTGGGAACATGGTGGTTGTCACACACGAGATGGTCAGTAAGTGTATTCGTGGCATATTCTCAAACATGCACCAGGATGATGTGGTATCACTCAAACATAAACAAGATGTAGTGTACGTAATTGACCGCAAGAATATTACAGTTGAAGAATACTCAGTAAACGATCCGGGGGGAAGATGAACTGGACTAATATTCCAATTAAAGATAGAGCAGCGGCATTCATAGACGTAAGCCGAGGTCATGACTTTAATGATCAGAGTAAGTTAGATATAATGAAAGACATGTACGAAGGCGAGACAGTCTACATTGTATCATGTGGCCCATCTCTAGCTGGGATTGACTCTGACATACTAATCAGAGAACTTGCCGACAAGCCAGTGCTAACTGTCAAACAAGCTTTCGGATACATGGATGGAAACGTAGACATCCATCACTACAACTGTAACAACTTCACAGGATATGATACACCCGAGACAATAGTGCTGGCAAGTTCAAGCTCGGCACAGAAAGCAATTGAGTCGGGGCTATGGAGTGGGTATAGTAATGACATCTTCTTTAAGATAAAAGGTGGAGGAAACAGTCAAACTCTTTGTGGAAGCTGCGACTTCGATAACAATACCTTCGATAAGACGGGAACAAGACGCATGTGGGGACCAGGAACCCTGTTCGAGACCACACTATTCACTGCGATACACACCGGGGCGAGCAAGATAAGCTTAATAGGGGTTGACCAAGCACCATCAAGCATGGATGACAACAGTAAAAGCTTCTCTCACTTCTACGACTCTAAAGATATTTACAAATCTACCATAGATGGAAGCGTTGGACTTTTATTCAAAGGTGAGAATGAGTTGGTAAAACAAGGATTAAGCCTGTTCCATGAGTGGTGTACCGAGGTAGGCGTAGAGCTGGAAGTCTGCTCAAAGGATTCATACCTGACAGACTCGATAAATAGAAACTTTTGGCTGTACTATTTAGATGGAGAAAGCAAATGAGCGACCGAGGTGTTAACTCCGAAGAGCACGAAGAGTTTGAAAAACTATGTCGAAGTCAGATAGACTCTACTGTATGCATAGACTATGACGGGGTTATAGCACAGAAAGGTGGCGACGCTGTTTTCCCAACCATGCCACCAGTAGATGGAGCACTTGAGGCGCTGAGGACAATCAGTAAACGCTATACTATCATACTATTCACATGCAGGGCTCGTGAGGATCGTCCAGAGTCATGCATAGATGAGCTTTGGCTGTGGCTAGATAAGTACGGCATGGCGGAGTACATTAGCGAGATCACAGCGGTAAAGCCCCGTGCTAAATACTATTTGGACGATAAGGCTGTAAGATTCATGAACAACTGGGAGTTCTGCCTAGGTGAGATGGGCATGTGGCCAGAATGAAGCCCAACTTTTTTATAGCCACAGAGCAACACGCTCGTGTTTTCTCCCCAATCATTAAGTCTGTTGGCGATTATTCTATTTATACACGCAATTCGCAAAGGAACGATTCTATAGATAGAGTGCTGAGGTTTAACAAGATAGACCCAGAGGTAAATCGCAAGAGCGTTACTGAGATGTTTGACGACATAATTCATAAAGAAGAGTCATTCGTACTACCCCTAATGATAGGCACTAAGAGTCATATGCTGTACTCTGGAAATAGACATTACAGAGAGTATATGAATATGAACCTAGAAGACACCAAAGGCAATGTGTGCCTCCTGGGTGAGATGGTCTACTTCAGTGGAGATAGGTATCCAGTTGGATACAATAATACACCGGGTGAATATATTCCACATGCACATGTTTTAATCGCTAGGTCAGAGCCAGAGTTTTCAGTATTGAGTAGCCAGTCCAAGACCGAGAGTAGCGTGGTGTTAGCTGGCGATCCCTCGTTCAGACCGTTCAATGGAAGTTACGAGAGCGGTGGTAGGGTTCTGATGATAACATCATGTGACATCTTCAGGAGCAATGCGGCAAAGAATCTTATAGAAGAGATGATTCTAAATATATACATGGCTGTTGAGAATGGCATGGCTATATCTGAGATAGCAGTCAAGCCCCACCCCGCTGAAAACAGTATAGACTATAGGAGTTCAGTCAGGAGCATGTGTAGCAGTCTCAATATAAAGTATAAAGAGATAAATAGATGGAAAATACCAGAGGACATTTACAAGGAGCATGATGTGGTACTCGCACAAAGCTCCATAAGCAGCCATCTAGCATTAAGATCCATGGGTGTTGAATCGTTCCTATATTCCTCCGAAATGGAGGATAGTCAAGACGCTGAGTTTCTAAAGATTACTAACATGCCCCCTTGCAAGCTATCTGATAAGGTAAGTGGAGCCTATGACCCTGTTGAATATGACAATTGGATTAACAATACCTTCAAGATAGACTCACAGACCACAAAAAGGTGGCTAAACGCTATAAAGTAAGGACTGACACATAGATTCGTATAATGTTCATAGAGATTGGAGCAGTCATGGAAATCGAAACACCTACGGGCGATATACTTAACAAGATAACAATACTGTCCCTAAAGATAAACGCAATGAAGAGCAATTTTCAGCTTAAGAATATTTGGAACGAGCTGTTGTATCTTGATCAAGTAATATCATCAACCCTTGATCCGGGCCTTTTCCACACCAAGGAAGTTCAGGAGATTCTAACTAGACTATCAGCAATAAACAACCTCATATGGAACAAGAACATAGAGGTTCGAGATGCTGAGAAGAATCAGGTCTTCGGAGATCCATATATAGAGGCATGCAGAAGCAAGACAAAACTAGAAGACGAGCGTGATGATCTGAAGGGGCAACTTTCAAAGATATTCCCTAGTCAATTCATAGAGGAAAAAAGCTTTGATGAAGTTTCCGATTGGACACCAGAGAAAGATGAGCACGATGAAGAAGATTCTTGACAAGATGCATGACATCTGGGAGACCCTAGTCTTCTGGGTTGGTGACATAAGATCATTATCAACATTCCCATGGGTTACCTGGGCGATTCGCTACCACAAGGTCCACTTTGGTGAGATCCACGAAGCGTCAAAGATCGTTCAGCCTGGAGATATTGGCGTTCACCGTGATGACGGATACCTGTCTAACGTTGCTATTCCAGGATTCCAGAAACATGCTTGGATCCATATCGAGGGTGGAGACATCGTTGAGGCGATCTCAGAGGGTGTAGTCAGAAGAGACATGTACTACCCTCTCTACTCAGACTATGCAATCATCTTCAGACCAAAGAACGTCACTCAGGAAGAGATTGACCTAGCAGTAACAAAAGCCAAGTCTACTATTGGAGAGAACTATGACGTTGACTTCAATTTTGACATCGAAACAGAGGTTGACATCTTCAGGGATCCAGACTCAAAGCTGAGCAAGGGGTATGACCAAGCGTTCTCCTGTACGGAAGTAGTCTCATTCTCCTGGTGGCATAAGCGTGACCAGTTGAACATCACTCGATCCACTAAGCGTGGCAAAGAGGTGGTTCTAGCCGACGACTTCTTCAATGACTCCTACGAGATTGCATGGATGTCAGAGTCCGTCACAATGGAGTCCGCTAGAGACCTAGGCTTGCACCCCACTGGTCAGCGTATGATTTCTGAATACAGAAACAGGAACTAATGTCACTACTTCATAGCTCAATCATACTGGCCATCTTTATGGCTCCTGCCGTAGCGTTCCTAACCTATGTGGGGGTAATGTACTTCACTGGAAACATGTGGGTTTACTTTGATGGCAAATTTATACGAAGTGCCCAGCTGAGCGAAAAGAAGTTCGTTAGGGTTATGGCCAAGTATCAACCCAAGGTTGTTATTAGTCTAAGAAAGTCTGAGGTTGTAGAGAATGAGTTCGAAAGAAGGTGGTGCGAATCATTCGGAATCTCTTACTTCAACATTCCACTGGGGTCAAACACTGTACCATCTGACAAGCAACTGCAGATATTGAACTCCCTATTTGGAATCTACAGGGATCACGGCATCTACGTTCATTGTCTAGGGGGAGCTGACAGGACTAGTCTAGCCTCAGCAATCTACCACCTCTCCCAACAGGGGAAGAGTGTAGAAGAGGCAGAGAAGCAAATCTCATTCTGGTTCGGTCACATGGCATGGAAGAAGCCAAATATGAGAAAAGCTCTGGGCTACTTTGCATCTAAGAATTGGAACTAATAAAAGAGCAGCGATAGAGCTGGGGCTTCACAGCGAGGGCTTAGCCATGCTCAAGGACTTCCTACAATAGCATAAATTAATCTTAAATACACTCATGTTCCATGCTATCAATATACATAGAAGGAACGAGTATTGATAAGATGATAAACAACCCTGACAGATTCACCCTGGTAAACATGATGTCTGGATCTATGTCTACAGATGTAGACTCTATCGGGACAGCGCCTGAGTCAACATTCACCATATCAGACAGCGACGTCGGCCCCCAATCCATAACGAGTGCGTTCGCACAGGTCATTTCAGACCTCCAGGACGAGTCCATAGAATCCTCTAACATGATACAGATAGATGGATGGATATCGGACAACAGTAGGAACGCAGTACACGCCAGAGTTCTGGTCTCCGACGATTATCCGCACATCGCTATGATGGCCAAGGCCATGCTATATCCCATGCACAGGTCTGATACGTTTACTGCCCCAGAGATCACCGTCATATGCACTCCGGGATTCAGTACCCCCAGGGTGAGGAAGCCAACCTCTGGTGGATTCACCAGATTCATGTCCAATACTCTAATCCTTGTAGACTCAGATGATGAGCACACCACCAGGGTTATGGGAACAGACTCATTCGGGGAAGTGCGAGCCGCACTGATTAGGTCATGGTCGGACATCATGGCAGATAAAGGGTCCATAGCTCTTAATGCGTCACTGAAGAGTACATCCGACAAGGATGGAACTACTCGTACAGTAGCCTTCGTAGGCGAGTCTAACTCGGGGAAGACCACTCTTTCTATGTTTGGAGAGTCTGTACTGGGGGACGATAAAATAATACAGGACGACTACTTCGCCCTAAACCACGATGGCACGTCTTCGGGTCTGGAATCATCAGTATTCACACGAACCTACGATATAGACGAAGCCAATACCATTGTCAGGAAAGAGCTTGAAAACCCTGAAAACTTATCAGAAAACATAGATAGCGGTGGAAGTATAATACTGCCACGTAGCCAACTTGGAGGCAGAGCTTTCGACACTCGCAAGATGGGTGAGATAGTAACGGATATATTCTTCTTATCAAAACTGGACGGAGTTAAGCCCCCGATACAAAGACTAACCGTGGAGCAGGCAGTAGCTGCCTTCGCAACAGACGCATGCACAAACGATCTCACGTCTGAGTCACCGGCATCTCAGAGTGCAAGGCTTTACGAGATGCTTAGGGCTAACCCGGAGATCAACCTCTACAGCATGAACACGGGCTCAACATGCGAGGGCCTATGCAACACATCATCAGAGGAGTCAATGGCCATAGTCAGGGCCGTTCTCAATAATAACATAATGTGGAGCAAGTGCCCCCATCTAGGTATAGAAACCTGCATGCACGAGATACCTGGGCTCCCGATTCAAGTCATGAATCCAAAGGTGGGATACCTCAGAGACTACAGGGGCAACGAGTACGAAGCCCTGTGTGGTATCTACGTAGACAGCAGGGTTGAGAAATTGGCCTCAATAAGTTATGAAAATAAAGACGTGATAGATGCTATAAGTACAGTAGAGCCTGTCTTTAGATTAAACTTGGCTCACAAGATAGCAAACGAGGCCGGAGACAAATCATTCCTAAATGAGGATACTGGTCAAATCGAAAGAACAGAATCATCCTACTGGAGACAGGGCTACTGTTGTGGCGATCCAGAGGGTAACAATTGTAAATATTGTCCATGGAAGGACTAACATGAACGTAAGAGACGAATTCACGTACAACTCACGCACAGGAGAGATCTGTTTCTCCCTAGATGGCAAAAGTGCCGTCTCAATGGACAGGGGCCGTCACGTCATTAAGCTTAATGGTGAGTCTCTTTCAGCCGCAGTCGTCGCATGGAAGATCTATCACGGAGATATCGTTCCTGGCCAAACAGTCGTAATGAAGAACGAGCTGGGTGGCCTAAACATCCACAACTTGAAACTGGTCGATGAGAGCACCAAGGGACTGTTCGACGCAGCATGGCCTTCTATGCAGTCACCCGATGACACACTTACTCCGCCAGTAGACGCTGTAGTAGTAGAAGAGGACGATGAGCTTTTCTCAAGCATGTCTGGCGACGAAGCTACGGGGGAAGTAGAGTTCGTAGTGGAACTATCCACAGAGGATGAGGAAACGGTTGACCTCGCAGTAGAGGTCGTTCTTGATTCGTTGGATCCAGTCGACAATGATGATAGTGTAGCAGAAAAGAGTCCAGCTCCGAAATACAATGTAGAGTTCGATAGCGTCTCTGGTAAGTGGAGAGCTCTGCTGTTGCAGAACAGTGGTAAACTAAAATCACTAGGGTTATTCAAGAAGGAGAGCAGCGCACAGAACGTGGCTAAGCGGTCGCAGGCTGAGTACAATAGAGCTCACGAAGCGAATGGCTTCACGTCTTAAGTATTGATCCATGGAGTGAGGCCCGGAATAATAACACCATTCTGGGTCTCATGACAAACTATCTCATCTTCGCTGATGTCACATGTGTGGTCAAAACACACATACACTAAAGCCTTAGAGGAATTTCCATAACAGGGTATATTCATAGCCCCTATGGAAGGATCACAGATACCTATTCCAAACTCCATCTTTAGCTCATTAGCCATTTCAAGCATGGCATTCAGTCTACCCTCAAGCTCAAGGTCTAGTTTAGCGTACAAACGCTCCTTCTCCTTGGACTCCTCTGATTCTTCACAGAAAGCTAGCTCAGCACAGATGCCATCAGCATCCTGATACGTGTTCTCCATAAGGGAACTGATTTTAGCTAGCAGGGGATGCATCTTCATAAGATCAGACATCTTGTAGATCTTCATAGGTATTCTGCGTTCGAGTCCCACGGTGTCCTCCGATGTCGCAACTAGTTAAACCTACTCATAGTAGGTCCATGCTATATTATACGACCCTACCAGGGTGTGCTTTATACAGGGCAGGGGTCATGCCTCAGAGGGTATCTGAGAGGGCCTGTGATCGACGCCCTCCTTTGCTCTATACAACCACACCAACTTACTCTACAAACGTCACCAGAGGGCACCTGAGTAGCCTCTCGAAGAGAGGAAATAGGGCTTGTCCCTATTCGGTCTTAGGGTCCAGGAGGTAGCTCCGTATGGAGCCTAATAATTAGAGGAGCAGGGGCTTGTTGTCTTGCCTACCGACAAGACCAATAGGCGACGACTGCATCGAGCTAGTTCCCCACGATGGTCTCCCCACGCTGGCCCCCCACGCTGGCAAGCGTACCCATCTCCCAAGGCCCACTAGGTTAACAGCATTGGTTGTTTTTGGGAGTGGGTTTTACTTCTACCCGAACTACATGGTCTGGCTGGGCAAAAAAAAATAGGGGCTCCACCTAGCTCAGACGCTACAGATGGTCCCCGTTGAGACTAGATAAGTCTTATGTTGGATATGTTCTTGATTATACGTTTGTCTTAACAGCAAAGTCCCAATAGTCTGTTGGAACAGGTATGGTCTCTTCTCTCATGTGTTGTCCGTTTGCCCTGAAGTGCGTTACTAGGCAGGTCTCTCCTCTAAGCTCAGATGTTAGTATTGTGAAGCTACTTTTTCCCCCTTGGTTTAGGAGTCTTACATACATAGCTACAGCCTCTGTCTCATTGCTGAGGGGCTTTAAACCCAGTGTCCCTGACACTATAGAGAGGTCACGCTCTAATAGTGAGCCGAATCGCTCTTCGCCATAGTGGTAGTCGAACTGCTCGCCATTTGATAGTTTGATGCTTAGTACGTCACTCTTGCTCATATGGTCCTTCTTTCTGTTGTTACCGTATGTAGTAGCACTCGACAGGATAAATGTGTGCATAAAAATAGCCCCCCAGGCTTTACCCCAGAAGGCTATCTTCTTGATCTGGTTGTACTGTTACGCTCCGAAGTCAGTTGAGAAGGATAAGCGTATGCTCTCAAGGGTTCCGGATGTTGTTGGGACGACAGAGAGAGCGATGGCGAACATGTGCTGAGTCGCCTGTGCGTAGCCATTGCCCAAGCTATGCTCCTGTAGGGTGATCTGGTTGCCTGAGCCTCCTACGTCAGTCCATGTGGTCGAGCCTTCACCATTCTTGTTGAATTCAACGGCGTGTGCTGTGATTCCCACTGGGGCTGTCGCTGGCGTTGTTCCGTCGTCAAGATAGAACAATGTGTTTGACGTCCTGAAGACACTGCCATCATCGGATGAGAGGTCAATTAGGATGGTTCCACTTGGACGAAGGTCAAAGTCAGGAGCGGTTGCTACTGTGTTTGCCGGTAGGGCTGCTAGTGTCCCAGAGTAAGCCTGAGATCCAGCATTATCGTTTATTACGATATTTGAGGAACTTATGTACTTATTGTTGGGAAGAGCTCCTGAGGTTCCAGCTGCTCCTGCTGGGATTCCTGCTGAGTCTGAGATCCAGCTAGTATCCTGGGATGATCCAGACGCTACTGCTGTTCCTGATGTGGCCCCTGAGAACCTTAGGTGGTCATAGGTTCCAGCGGTTAGCAAGGACAGAATTGTCCCGGTTGCTGCTGGGTTCCTGAATGTTAGATTAACGGCCATTATAGGCTCCTTATTTAATTGATGGGGTAATTAGTCCCAAACCATGGTTGTGCTCGCCTTAAGTGGGCTAGCTATAATATTATACGTCTATTTTTGTTAATTTAGGCCACTTGGACCGAGTATGACTGGAAACTTCAACCTGATAGAGCTTACCGAGTATCCAGCTCCGCTAGTGCCTAGCCAGTGGTTTGGACCACTGCTTACAACATCTAATAGCGTTATTGCATCTATCGTTGCTCCGCCTGTATCCTCGGCGTATCCAAACATTGGATCTGCCCCATTGACGGCAGCGTTCCATCCCGAGACATCTACGTCAGATGAGAATGCGTCCCAGTGATTTCCTCCGTCTGAAAGGTCGGCGTCTGGTGAGTAGTATCCAATAGCTCCGCTGGTCCATGCTGTTGACAGTGCCGCCATATCCTCTTCAAACTTTGTCCACAATGGCAGGGTGTATACTGTTCCTGATGCAGGGGAGTAATCTGAAAGCTTTAAGGTGGTAAAGGCTACCCCGCTTGGATAGCTTGCTGCACTTGCTGACTCGGATATTCCGTAGCTCCACTCTGTTGTCGAGCTTAGAGAAGCAAAGCTGTAGTTGTTTCCCCTCCAGGACTCTCCGGCGTTTGCGAGTCTTACATCTCCATATACATAAAAAGACTCTCCTCCTGTCATAATGTTTGTTTGAGTAACACTTCCGGCGACTGCTAGGGTTGTTGTACTGTCATACACCATTGCTGTTAGGTTTCCGCCCTCTGTATAGCACGTATTCAACAGAGATGGTGTTCTTCTTAGGTAGTCATATCCACTGGCGATCTGCCCAGACGCATCAAAGGCTGGGTCTATGTCTCCGGTTAAATGCTGGCTCTGCTCCACGTACACTAGTTTCTTGAACTGAGTGTTTGTATCTCCCTCTACCCAGGAGTCGAACGAGTCAAGGCTTCCGCCCTTTCTTTTTTCGTCAAAGCCCAAGGATGCTACTGCCCCAGTTGAGGTGTTTTCAACCTCCTCAGGTATATGTTTGTTTGTCTGAACGCAAATATGGAGACCTGTCCAGTCTGATCTACCGTTGTGAACTGCCCATCCAGAGGGGGAGTCGTGTGTGTCAATGGTCGCATCTATGACTATTTCTGATCCGCTTCCTATTGGATAAGATATTCCACTTCCCGCCTGAACAGAAGATCCAGCTGCCTCCCATCGCCCAGATGCCGCTGGAGATATCCAAGATATTGCGCTCTGGAATGCCTCTGCCTTGTGACTGATTGACCCTGGGTCTGTTGGTTCAGAGATGTACCCTGGTTCGCCTGGGTCTGGATCTAGTAATCCTGCAAAAGAGTACCCTGTTATGGACCCATGTCTCTTGGACTGAGACTTGTAAAACCTGTCGGCTGAGTCGTCGCTATATCCAGTGCCCGGGTCATAAACTATTCCTGATGCGGTTACCCACTTTGAGTAGTCTTTAATGTTTGAAGAAAGGGATCCGCTTATAGCTTGAACATCGTGCTGTTCGTACATTTCCAAAGTGTCAGGATTCCAAGAAAATGAGGTTGGGGTGTCGGAAGTATCTGCTCCCAGGGGCAACCCTCCTAGTGGCATTAGTCTATTCATTAGTGGTTTTCCAACTCTCCACGCTCCAAGGTCTCCAAGTATCTCAGAGTTTGGAATGGTTCCTGACCCAGCTGCTAGCGGATCGTTGACCGACTGGGCCCCACCGTCATCACGTGTATCGTTTGCATGCCACCACACTGTAGAGCTGCTGGGTGCGCCAGATGATAGTGCTGAGTTTCCTCTGTCATACTGAACATAATTTGACTCAGTAGTATTGGTCCCCTTCGTGAAGCTCTCTACAATAGGCGGTCTCCACATGAGACTCTGAACCAACCAGTCGAAGTGTCCCACAAAGGCATGCTGCTGGAATTCAGGGTCTCTTTCTGATTGGTCGCCAGCAGCTACTCCGCTTGCTCCAAACTCATCTGTTCCGTATGTTCTTGACCCGTCAGCGGCTACTCCCCATTGGGAATGTAGGTTCTTTGCATCTTCCACATTAATTGGGAAAAGACCAGACCTTGCCCTGTCTAGTGGGTTGATAGTTACCGTCGAGCCAGATGATACGTTGTAATAGGAAACATTGTTACTGAGTCTATTTCCTGATGGGACTCCTGACATTAGAATCCTATAGTCAAATACTCTTCTCTGGTAGTCCTCCATGTCGTCATTCCACCCGTCCATGCAGACTAGTCCACTTATGGCGTTCTGAGCCTCTTCCACCACCATGTGGAAATTTTCCAGTGGGGCACTTAGTAGCCCTGACCAACTTGTCAAAACCTCATATGATGTTTTGTCTTTGTCATGGAAGGCATGGAACTCTGGCTCTATTGCTTCTCGCTCTGCATACTCTGCCTGGATTCCACTTAATGCTGCATAAAACAGCTGGGCACTGTAGGGAACAATGTATTGGTTTCCATCTGTGCCAGATGTCGCACCTGGATCAATCCTTGGGACAGCTATGGGGTACACTGATCCGGATGGTGTTGATAGGTTTCCCGATGCGCCGGAAAATGGCTGTACATAAGCTACACCGGAGGTTGGTGCCGTGAAGCCGGTAGGCCACAATGCTCCAGCGCCAGATGGGTAGACGAATTCAGCCATGTTACACCAGTCCGTAGTTTATGAAGGTGGGCTTGACGATGTGACATAGTACATGAGTAATGGCAGTTGTTCCAGACGCAGGAACTCCTGGCACTATCTGTTCTGTGTCCGGTCTTACAGAGAGGATTCCAACGTCTCCCAACTGAACTATCTTGGGGTCGATTCCTACGAAGCTTACTTTTACTCCACTTGCTGCGTCATTGTATACTGTAGAGGTTAGGTTGCCCACGTCGAAGGTAGTTAGGACTCCACCTGTGCCGGATGCTGCCTCTGGGGCGGTAGTCACTGTTGCGAACTCTGCTCCACTGGGGGATGTTCCACCTCCTGGATTTTGAACGTAAAGACCGGCTGCTCCCCCTGATGCTGGAGTGAAGTCATAGGTTCTAATGTTTGTATCGATCATCGGTGAGGCTACTGACACTACGATTCCATTTGTAACAGTTGCTGTGTTTGTCTGATCTATAAGTGGGACGTTTGTTACGGCAAGAGCGACTCCTCCTCCTGTAGGAATTGTTGCCAAGTCTACTACGGAGTAGTCTGTTCCGCCCACGGCTACTGTCTTTACGTCTGATGTTACAGTCATAACCTTGGAGTCCCCTAGGTTTACTCCCCCGGTGAACCATTGAACGATGGTTCCGTCCTCAAGTCTCTCGTAGTGGTATGTGCATTCCATTCCTATGTCCAGGAGGCCATCTATGGCACGTGCCTCCCTTGAAGACTGGGTTCCGGCGTTTAGGGATAAGTTTCTAGGGTACTCACGACCTCTGGCGTCTGAACACAGGTAGTATGGATTTCCTGACGCTCTATCGTATACGTTTTCAATAGTAACTGGGACAGATCTTTTCTCCGCCTTTGATTCTACTTGCATCCAGCCAAGCCTAGTGTCATCAATTGGAGCAAATGCACCGCCGGTCTTTAGATTCAAGTCTATATCTATATCTTCCATTCGAAGCTTAATCTGCTTAATGACAAAGGATAGGTCCTCTTCCCTATCTTTCTGAATTGGCTTAGCCTTGACCAACTGAGGAAAGTGTGACTTTACAGAGTATTTAGTCCTCCAGTTCTCTCCGCCACCTCTTCCCACGTTTACGCTTGTAATACCATGGCTAATGGATCCGTAACCCTGGGATCCTAGGGTTTGAACTGAGAAATCGTCGAAGCTCATTCCTGGAAGCCCGACCTTTGTGACTTCTGCATGGGTTGCATCCTGCGTATCAATCTTTTGTGAGGCTAAGTAGGCCGACACTTCCCGCTCAAGCTTCTGGACAGAGCTTGTTACGCCCTGTGGCTCATAATTCCATGGGGCGAAGCTGTCTTCTATCCTAATCTGAAGCTTGCTTCCTGTTCCACTTGTCCACACTGAGGGGTATGCGTATCCGTATCTTCTCTTTACTCTAATAGGCAGGGCAACACTCTGTCCCGAGGCTGGGTTGAGCTCTAAATATGGTACTGGGTTCAAGAGCGGGTCTGCGAAGTCGGCTGTCCAGTCTCCTGTCTCGAATGCGTTGTTCGCAGTCGATATGCCAGAGGACACTGCCAACAGTCCACTATTCCTGGGAGCGTTAGGGTCGTAACAGAAGTTGGGGAAAGTTATTGAAATTCCCTTTTCGCTGTTACCCCATTCGAATATGGGGGATTCGAATCTGTTCTTGGAAGACTTCCACATTTTTGTTTTAATTGGTACAAACTGATTTGAAGCATCTTCGTTCCAGCTCTCGAACCTAGTAGGAACACCCTCTCCTGTCACTCCCCATTTCGTTCCAGAGGGAAGGACGCAGTAAGCTTTCATCTTGTTGCTCTTTGAATTGTAGAATGGGCTAAGAAGATTGTATGTTGAGTCAATCTTATACCCATCTTCGAAGTTTCCACTTGCTTGGTTTTCAATATTGCACCAAGCTTCTCCTACGAGGTCAATATCGTCGATATAGCTGTATAGACTGGAGTCGGTTTTTAGGATATATGTCTTTCCATAATGTGTCTCTGCGAAAGATTTAATCTTGTTGTACCATGCGACGATCCAGCTTTTTGAAGAGTTGTATCTGGATGTCATCTGTGACAAATACTCTGTTGCGGGAACCTGTCCTACGAAAGCGCCTGACCCCGGAACGTAACCAGATGTGCTTATTCTATTCTCTAGATTCTTCTCGTGAGACCAGTACTCAATGGACTTGAGTGCTGCGCTTAGCTCGTCGTCTGTCGGGGTGTCTTCTTGGAGAGATCCGTCTGGTCCGAAGTATTTGACAGTCACATTATTCCACCCGGCTTCGAATACTGGATCTCCGACAGTAATGCCCATGTCATAAGATTCGGAAAATGCTCCGCTTGTCGGGATAAGTCTTCCGCTTCCAACTATGCCTTCCATTCCTGGACCCAAGACCTTTAGCTTGTTGGGAGTGTCGGCTTCATCGTTTCCGTATTTCAAATGTACTGTCTCTGCTGTGTCCCCTGGGAAAGGAATATTGTCCTTGGATATGGATACGCTGTATTTTCTGTTTATTACTGAGATCTTTGCATCAGCCATGTTCCAGTAGATATCGTAAGATAGGTCACTGAAGATCTTCTCGACTGCATCTAGGGCTGGCACAGAGGCGAGCTTCCATCGATATGCGTCTTGATCTCCTGACAGCTGGTTTTCAACAACTTCTGGGATAGGTAGGGCGGAGAGCAGGCCCGACACCGTGCCCACAGTGCTTTCGAAGTACTCTGTTGCGTTGTATATCTGCCTGTAGGTTGCTCCGTCTTCCTCTATCCTCTGTAGCTCTCTGACTGCGGATGATCTTCCGGATGTGGCTGGGGCAACTGTGGTGGTATTGTACCAATTTAGGACATCTACCGTGTTGGTTTCTGGCGTATCGTTTCTTCCATTTATGCCCACAGTGTCAATGTAGAAGTATCCCAGGCCGCTTCTAAGGTCCTCTACTGTTACAGACAGTAGGTTTCCCTGTGAGTCCTTGGAGTAGTCTGCATGCACTACAGCGCCTTTTACGAGGAAGTTGTCAATGGTAAAATCCACCAATGTTCCAATGGATGGAAGAAGCTCGTGTTCAAAAGAAGATGGAACATACGTTAAACTAAAGCTGTGAGGAGATGATCCGAATCCAAATGATGCATTTACCGAGGATAGAAAGACTCCTGACCCGGAGCCGAATAGGCCCTCAGGTGAAGTTACTAGTTCTGCTTGGTGGATATTGTCCAGTCCTGAGACTGGGATAATTCCGCTGACTGCCATTTGTTACTCCTAGTTGGCACTAAATAAAACCCTGTACTATATTATACGAATTTAGTCGTTTGCCCCTGCCGATGTAATGTCACTTATGTACACGGAGCCTGATGGTCCAGCAAACAGGTAGTTAGCTATCGGGATGTAATTACCCGGTTCAAAGTATTGAGTTGTTAGACTTGTCTTGCTGCTTCTCTCAAGGTTGCCCAGTCTCCATATTAGGCTTTCGTCTTCTGTCGCCCCCAGTGACACTCCGGATGCTCCTGTTGCTGACATTGCTATTGATAGTCCTGAAACAGATGTGATTGAGCCACTCTCTGGGGAGGCTGATATCGTAAGTGCCCCGAGTCCTGACCCTGATAGGTCTGATGCCATGTTGAGTCTAAATGAGTCCATATCTACTGATCCGTCTAACCCCTGTACTCTCTGGGTTATGTGAAAGATTCCTGGATACGAATATGTGTGTGATTGAGAGAATGTTCCGCTTGGGGAAACTGTTATCCCACCGTATGATGATCTGTCTCCCTCTGAGAAGTCTACTGAAACGTTGTGAACGTCTGACCCAGATGGGTATGATCCGTTTATGGTTACCGTGGTTCCACTTGCGTCAGAGTAGACTACTCCGCTTGCTTCTGTAAAGGCATGAGTTCCAGAGACAACTACGGCTCCAATTGTTCCCTCTACTGGGACCACTGATTTTCCAACGGTGAACAACGTTGCAAAGTTTGCTGAGCTGTCTGTCCTTGTTACTCTTAGAGATTGTCCGAATTCGCCACTTGTTGTCGGGGCGAATAGAATCTGTAGGGGCGCATTGGTCGTCTGGTGTGCTATATTGTCTGAGTTAGCATAGACTGTAACCTCCATGTTGACCGTAGATGTTTTTATTATACTAGCCATTTGTATTGACCTCGCCAGTGAGCACGTCTATTCTTGCTCTTTTGTTTTCCCAAATTAGGTTTATAAAGTTTATGTCGCCAAAGGATGGCTCTTTTTTACTGGCAACGATGTCCATGTTTCCATCTAGAGAAAGATGCTCTAGCGTCCATACCATTTCTCCTAAGGATACCTCACCTACGGGCGTACATCTTATCATTTGTCTCTTTCCATCCCATACTGTGTCGACTATGGAAGACTCTGAGTTGTCTGCCGATATAACCTTCCCCATAGAGGACTGCATGTCGGTTGTTGCCGTAAAGGTTATCTTTGCATCTCCTGGTGCGCCAGTCCTGATCTCTTTCATTCCAAGGAGGGTGCCTATCTTTATCCTTGTTTCGTTTTCCATTCTTACTACTTCATAGTTCATTATAGAAGCTTCCCTTCTTCAGTGTAGTCGTATGATATTCTTAGAGAGTATCCTCCGTTTGTTCCGCCCAGTGCTCCAGTTCCGTATGTTCCAGATGGAAGCTCAATGAACAAGTAGACATAATCGGTTACTGAAGAGTCTAATCCTGTATTCTCAATCGACCCAAGGTCAATTCCTGACGCCAGCGTAGTGGGAACCTGGGCTACTCCACTAGATGCGCTAGTAAGTGCGATACCCTCTGTCCATGTGCTATCTTTTCTGTAGTATGTCAAGGGTGATATTCCGGATGCTGAAATATCTGAAGTATCGTTCATCCACATTTTAACATTGTAGATTCTTAATCCGTCAACTATGTCCCCAGCTGATGCGTTATCGAAGTTTACTCCGCTGGGCTGTCCTAGTCCTACAGTTAGTGCTTTTGTCTCGCCAACTACAGTGGCGGATGGAGCTAGGTCGTCCTGGCTAAGCATCGTGAGAGGTGTTCCACTCGCTGCTGCCTTATTGAATCCACCTACCGTTCCAAGATTTGCTGCTGGAAGGTATGGGCCTGACTCGATGTGTCTTAATCCTGATGGGTCTGGCTTCGACGTGTCCCAGCTGTATACGGTCACAGGGGGAGATGGTATGGTTATTACCCCTGTCGGATCTGCTAGAGGTATTGCTACTACGTATCCACCAATAGTTGCTGTTGCTGAGCCTGATGATATCACGGCTACTGTTGAAATGTACGCCCCTAGTGAGCCAGATGATGAACCGGATGAAACAACTGGGTCTGCTAGTACGAATCCTCCTAGTGTTCCAGCGAATGATCCTGATGAGACAACGGGATCTGCAAGGACGTATCCCCCCAAGGTTCCTGTGGTGGCTCCTGATGACACTACTGGATCTGCCTCAATGTAGGCTCCTATGTCTCCTGAGGCTGATCCTGTTTCCAGTTTTACTGCTTCTACGTATACTCCCAGATCTCCACTTGTTGATCCTACTGATATATGGGTTCCAGCTGTGTATACTCCTAGCGTTCCAGACGATGAACCAGACGAAACTATTGGGTCTGCAATTACAAAACCACCTAGTGTTCCTGCTGAGGATCCGGTTGACAATAGTACCGAGTCAACGAAGCCTCCAAGTGTTCCGGTTGACGCCCCTGTTGCAACCTCTGGTGTAAACTCATAGAAGGTTCCTGATCCTGAGTTGTAAAGCAGGTCAACATGTCTTTGGTCTAGTGCTACATTCCAAAGGCCGAATTCGTCTATGTTTACAGGGTCATCATGAATTCCATTGTCCGTGATCCCGTCCCATGTTTCTACTCCCATGAGTGAGAACTCATAGTTGTTGTTTGGTTCGTAGCCTAGATATGAGAGAGCTGGGCCAGCATCATTGTGGAGCTTGGTTGAGATTACTGCTCCGTTTCTCCAGGTGGTGACCTGGGACAGATCATTCCTATTTACAGAAATAACATAATGCTGCCAACCAGTGAATGCTCCAGCTACGTTAAGGTTGGTAACGGTACTGCCTTGGCGACCAATCTGACCTTGATACCAGAAGTTATCACTGACATCGAACACTCCCCTTGCAATATGTCCGTAAGTCTGAAAGTCTGACCTATCCTTGTTTCCAATTCCGAATAAGCCCCTGTCTGTTCCTCCAGAGTTTCCTTTTTTCCAGAATGAGATGGAGTAGTCTTCTCCACTTGCAGCAATGTTCCAAGCTGCATCTTGACCCACTCCACTGGAGTAAATCTCTCTAGTGAAGTTCCAGTCTCCGTCTTGGTTTCCAGAGGTTGCCTGTCCAGAGATTCCTGCGCCAGACTCTAGATAGAACTCATTTGACCCATCTCCAATTGCTCCCCCTCTTAGAACTTCAAGGGTTAGGTCTGCGCTGCCTTTTATGTCTGTCAGTGTTGAGCCTGATGAGATTGGAGAAGTGTCTTCAAAGTTGTAATAGTGCTGAAGTCCTGTGAACGGTTCGCTGATGCTGTCATCATATGTTCCCAGGAAAACACCAGCTCCGCCATTGTATAGGTCAACAATGTTTCCACTTGTTAGAGCCTCTCCGAATACTCCTAGGCTGTCCATTTTGTATCCAGCTAGCCCAAGCTGAGTCCCTGCGGACTGACTGGATCTGCTCCCAACGAAATCGTGGAAGTTCAATGAGGCGTCCGAACGAACGGACTGGTCTCTGCCAGGGTAATTCATGAGTTGAACGTGTGACTGCCCGCTCATCATTGGAAATCCGCTTCCGTTGACATATAGGTCAATGTCTCCAGCAGCCTTGTCAACTACCCATGCCCAGTGATTCCATCTTCCACTCTCTGGCGTGACTGTCACGTTTGCTGAGGTTTGCTCGGAGCTGGTCTTGTATGCCTGTACATACATTTCTCCATTTTGAAACCTTGTTAGAAGACTGAAATCTTGCGCTGGGAGGCTGGAATTTTCTGATAGCGATGGCCCGTACAGGGTTTGGGTTCCGTAGTTTTCTTCTGCCCAGTCCCAGTATGTCAACGTGAAGGATCCGGATCCTGGGCCCCACAATGATGTACTTTTCTGACTTGTGTCAGACGCATATACATGAATCATGGGAGCAACTATGGTTTCTCCATTCGAGAAACTAGCGCTTATTTGGCTCTGGATTCCGCTTCCGTCCATTCCTGAAACCTGAGATAGTACAGCATAAGATGCGCCCAATGCTAGTGCAGTATTAGCTCCGCCTATTCTATCGAGAATGGTGTTTCCATTGGTTAGATCTCCCAGGTCACAGGTCTGCATATCGTACCAGTGCGAAAGTTTTCCAGATAGTGCGGCTGACATTAATGGCATCTTAGTCCCTATTTCCACTGGCTGAGTTTTGAGTGTAGCTAAATTTAAGATCTAGACCAGAGGTTGATCCACCGTACTGTCCGACGGGAGTGTCTCCTATTAGCTGTAGTGCCACATAGTGAAACTGAGAAGAATGGGCGTCTGAGTCTTGAAAGAAGGTGTTGAGCCCTGATGACCTTAGTACTGTCTCTGCTTGCCCAGATGTAGTTGGAGCGTCAAGCTCGTTATCAGACAGGAGGGAGAAATCTGTTTCCCACGTGTCTTTTGTTTCAAATACAATGTTAGAGGACGTGGAGGATATGTCAGTATCATTAACGTAGAACGTGCATGAATCGATGGTCTCGTCGCCGTCTGAGAAATCTACGAAATGGGCTGTGAAGCACTTTGTTGCCGAGGTGTTGTCTCCGTCCAGGATTGCAACGCTTTCAAGGCTGAGTACTCCAGAGCTGGTAGTTCCAGAGGCAATAATTCCAGAGAATGAGGCATGATTGTACAGATGCCTGGACCCGGTTGGATCCGAGCCAGATGTGTCCCATTCTTTTATTATGATTGTTGCCATTTTAAAACTCTTTCTACAGTACTGTATGCGATATTAACTAAAGTCAAATGTCAGTCTATGCTTGATCGATCCGTCTGCTCCTCCATAGGAGCCATTGACAACATCTGTGTCTACTGTTACACTCAGGTAGCAGTATTGCATAACTTGTGCGTCAGCAGCTGCTCCTGTTATTGTGGTCTCTCCGGTCGTCCTGTTTACGTTCTGGGAAGTTGGAAGAGTGGAGCTTGAGAACGATCCGCTGGCATCGGTCAGTGCGATTCCGCTCGTCCAGGCTGTCGCAATCCTTTCGTTGAACGTGAACGTTCCGGTGGTTATTGCTGTCTGAGTTGGCATCCAGAACTTCATGTTCTCAACAGTTGTGGATCCATTCAGTGCGTCTATATAGGGTACCACTGCAAGGGTTGAGGAGGAAGCTTTTGCCGAAGTGTTGTTTAAGCTTCCCATATCTATGAAGCCTGTAGAACTTGCGTCCGCCTTCTGTGACCAGTTGCCAGCTGACTCAAGATGTCTTGATCCAGAAGGTGTTCCTGCCGACACTGTGAATACGTTAAACTTGATGGTGGGTGTTGACATTTTAACTTCCTAAGTCTACAGCGCCATCGACCTTGGCTGCTGAGAGGTTTTTTGTGTATCTCCAAGTGAGGCTAAATTGAATCTCATTCAAGTCCGCATCTTTGCTCACGCTCTGTGCCTCTAGCCTTAGAGTTGTGTAGTCTCCTGCTAGTGGTCTAACTGCATCAATTCTCGTTTCCGCATAGGTTAGAACTGAGGCCATTGCGTAGCCCTGCTCTCCCTTTGCGTTTCCAGAGATGGAAAAGGTTCCCTCTGTTGGGGTTCCAATTGACTGGACAACGTTGCCTAGTGCTCTTCCGAATATTGAAACGGAAGATGTTAGAGATGTTGGCTGCTCGTCTGATATGTTCAGGGAGAAACTGTCAATTCCAGAGGGTAGGTTGTCTACTGATGAATCTGTGTACTCTCTTGAGTATGTTAATTCTCCGGCAGATGCGTCCTTGCCTAGTGACTCTGATGTCGGGTTTGACACATAAAGCGTCTCAGCTCCTCCTAGTTCGGTGTATAGGCTTGATGCTGTACCTGACAAAGATGCTTCTACAGTATTGTTCCATCCGCTTAGTGCATTGGCGTAGGCTGTTGTGCTTCTGCCTAGCCCCTGTATTCTTCCATCTAGCTTTATGGAGGTAGTTCCTCCTTGTATGGACAGTGAGGATGTTTGAGTGTGGGTGTATGCTGTCTGTGAAAGCGTGAAGGTCTCTGATACAGAATAAGATCCAGCTGCTACGTCTACGTTTTCAGATCTTAGACCTTCGTAGCCAGAGTACGCTCCGCTTGCCTGTGCGAAGGCGGGGTGTGATGCTGGCTGATTAACGTATCCAATCCTTGCTGTTACGAACGTCCTTGCGTTCGCAAGAGTGTTGTCACCTGTTCCTGAGCTGTTTATTCCTACTGCTGACACTTCATGGGATAGCTCAATAGTCTCCCTGTCTTCTTCTTCCCTGTATGACCATGATTCAGAGTAATCTGAAATATTATCAGACCCAATGGATTCGTCCCACTCTGCTGAGAAGGAGTATGATGTTCTGTCAAACCATGTCCCCTCATCAACAGTGAGATCTCCTATCCTAGGGTAGACCCCTGATACTAGCCCTACTGCGTCCTCTAGAATCTTAAACTCTTGGCTGTCAGCTTCTAATGCGCTGATCAAGCTGGTTCTTGCTGCGATGATGTCTGATATGTTGGTTGCGTCTCCTGACGTTTCCAAGAATGTTCCTGTGAACCCAAGCGAGTGCCTTAGGGCAATGCCTGATCCCTTTGAGTCTCTTACCATCGATGTGTCCCAAGTGAACAGTGGAACTGGTGTGAATGAGTATGAGCCATACTGCATTGTTATTGCCATTGCTTATCTCCCTAGGTCATCTGCCAAGCCGGACTCGCCAAGCTTAGAGATGATATTCATTATTGCGGACTGAATCGCTGATACATCGTTTCCAGAAGCAAACTTGTTGGTTAGCTCTGACTCAAGCTTTTGCCCTAGTCCACTGATTCCTTTTACGTTTATATTTTTATTCGTGTCAACCTGAAGGTTTACACTGCTGACTCCACCTGATTTTACGCTTGAGTTTAGCTGGTCTAATCTCGTTACCACCTGCTCCATTAGAGCTGCCAATCCAGAAACATCTGCGTTTCCTCCTGCGGCATTTGCTTGGCTCCTTGGGTTGAATCCCACCAATCTTGACTGCTTTCTTGTTAAGACAGTTTCGCTGGTGTTCGCTAGCATCAACTTTGATCCTGCTGGCATTAGAGACTTTTCTCTTAACGCCGCTGCCTCTAGGCCCCTCATCTCTGGACCAGAAAGGGTTCCTCTCGCTGCGTTGACGCTGAATCCTCTCTCTGCGTTGACGCTGAAATAGTCTGGTCCATCAAAGCGTGATTCTTCAGACCTTCCCACTTTGGGTATTGACCTAACAGCAGCAGCAACTTTGTCTACAGACGCCACTACATTTTCTAGCTTTTTGCTTTGTCTTTGAGCTTCTTCCAATTCTCTAATTGACACTCCAACGCTGGCACGTGCTGCGTCAAGGTTGGCCTGATTTGAGACATTTCCAAGCTTGGATAGGGACAAGTCGTCTTGGGCTATTTTCTCAAGCTTTCTTGCCTCTTGAAGAGCATGGCGCTGTACATTGAGCTGATCTATAGCATTTTGAATTTCGGGCTTTACTTCTGCTGTGGCAATACCTGTGGAATCCTGAACAATTTTGCTCCTTAGGGCTCCAAGCTCATCATCCAGTCCGACCGTAGCTAGGGCCTGTGTTGAAATTGCCTCTTTTAGTCCTGGGAATAGGTTCTCTACTGCAAGTGCTAACTTTATGTCTTCTGGTGTGAACGAGGAGATGCTTTCTCCACCCGTAATAGCTTGGGCCGTTTGTATTCCTCTTTGTGCATCCAGTCTTGACCCTGGCCCACCAGTAGCTATTCTTTCTCCGATGGAAAATAGGGTTTTAGCCTGATCCTGAGCTATTTTTAGGGACTGCTCTAAACCCTCTTTTCTTATGACGTTAAGTTTTTGTTCTTGAGACAATACACCATTGAGACCTGCGGAAATAGCTCCTATGGCTACACTAAATCCTCCTGATTCAAGGGCTGATCTTACACTTGACCTTATTGTTTCAGCAGCTTTTCTGTTGGCGTCTGATAGGGCTGCCTGAGCGTTGCTCACGGATTGGACTGCGCCTTTAACATTTTCGGATGCCTCAACGGCTTTCTTTTGCAGATCTATAGTTTTCTTGTTTGCCTTCTGTAGTGCGCTTAGCGCCTTGACCCTATCTTTTTCTGTCTCTGTTGTCTTTTTTAATGCACCTTCTACATTGTCAAGGGCTTCGGCTCTTCTCTTTTCTAAGTCTTCCTCTGCCACTTTCCTGATTCCCTCCTTGGACTCCGCTAATGCTCTTTCATCTAGGGCTTTTAATGCATCTTTTCTTTTACCATCTAGTTCTCCAGTATCCTGGCCCTGAGACTTCCGAAGACCGATCTCCTTGTCTATATTGGCAAGATTGGAATCTTGAGCAAGACCAAGCTTCTTCTCCTCTATCACAGCCTGAATCTGTTGCTGTAGGGTTCCCCTCTTTAGCTCGGATATCTTGGCCTCTGTGTCTAGTCTCTCAAAGGCCGCAGAGTTCTCCTTCTTGATGCTGGCCACTGCGAGATCTGATCTCAATGCCGTCTCCTTCAAAAGCTCGACTATATTCTCTCTTGCAACTTTTTGAGACTTGGCCACCTCTAGAACTCTCTTATCTTCTTTTTCTATTAAAGCCGCCTGTTTCCCTATGTTCTCTCGAAGTTTTGATGTCTGCTCTTCAAAAACTGCTCTGTCTTTCTCAATCTGCTCCCTTACTTTTCCGCTGGCAATCTCTAGTGCACTGGCTCTCTCATCGGAAGTCTTGGCCTTTGCCTCTGATGTTGCTGCACGTCCTCCCACAAAGTCTTGAAGACCAATTGTTTTGACTAGTTCGTCTCGAATCGCATTCACCGCTCTGTTGCCCACATCTCCACCGGTGCCCTCTATAAGTTTGGCCAGCCCCTTGCTCGATTCAGACAGTTCGGCTGCGACTTCTTCTACATCTGCCCCCTCTTTTGCCAGATCGCCTGCTCTCTCCAGGGCGAAAGCGAACTCATTCACTGCCCTTGACGCACTATCGACGTATTGAGTGTGTAAAAGTAGTTCATCCTTTGCAAATTTCATCTGTGCGGAAAGCTCCTTAGTTCTCTCAGTAGTAACCTCTACTGCGGTGTTATCTCCCCTTGCGATGACATCTATTCCATCTTCTCCTGTGAAGAATTCTCCGCTTTTGGTTCTTACGATCAATCCCTCTAGCTCCTTAGAACCTGACTCTATCTGCGCCAATATGCCTGCTGCTGCACTAGGCAGCCCTTCTAGCTCCAGAAATGATTGTCTAAGTGAATCTTTTAGACTTCGAACGCTTTCATTTATAGCTATGCTAAAGTCGTTTGAGATCTTTCCGTTTTCGATTTCCTTCACAATAGCTTCGTTAATCCTGAGTACACCAACAGCTGCTTGTCTTGCCGCATCTCTTGCGTCGAATTGAATGCTCTTTGAGAAAGCCTCAATGTTTGTCGCTAGGTTTCCAATATGAATCTCGGAAAGCTTTTCATTGAAATTCTTTAAGGCAGTGATTGCACTCTTTAATGAAGACGTTAATCCCCCCAGCAGCGCACCCATGGGGCCAAGGTAAATGGCCATGGTTGCTGCCTGTGTCGTAGCGTCGGAGATCGCAGCTCCGAAACTGTCCTCTTCGAGGTCTGCTGTTAGCTGGTTCATGACGTCTGACATGGCGAACACTGCCGCTCCGAAAGCTGCCCTTGCCGCTATGCTTTTACCATTTGGCTCTTTGCTCTGGTTCCCACTTTTGCCAAGAACGACCTGATTGAATCCGTCTTTGACAAAGCTGCCAGCTCTGCCTACAGCGCCTTGGTTGCGCTTTAGTTGATTTAGCTCCCTCTGTGCGGCCACCTGTTGTTTTGTAAGTGAAACAGCATCCCTCTGTGAATCGTTGGTTGACCTTACCTGATCACCAGTGGCTCTCACTAGTCCAAGCATTTGCTTTAGGCCATTTAGCATTGCTGGAATTATGGCTCCAATGGCACCAGCCATTGCCCCCACTAATCCAGTTGATAAAGTGTCTCCGAGTTTTACCCCGCCCTCATTCAGGCTGTTTAGGCCAGATATTGCATCTGGGAATGTAGTAACTAGAGTTGTAAAAGAGTCTAGGGATGAGCCGAATATGTTGGCCACTCCGCCCTGCTCTCCCTGCTGTAGTCCGGCCAATGCTCCTGCGGCAGTCTTAATTGCTACCCCAGCCTGTTTTGCCCTTGTGCTCAGCTTCTTTAGCTCTTCTGCGTTCTTCCTTGTTAGGGCGTTTCCATTTTCCTGTGTGTTACCCAGGAGCTCCTGTGACTTCTTATAGTTGTCCAGGGTTCCAATTAGCACGTTCGCCTGCCTCACTCCGGCGACCTGATATGCAATGGAGTTCTTCTGGTCGGAGTTTAGTTTTTCCCAGCTTTTGGCAAGAACCCCTAAGAACTCAGGAATTGGCGTTGCTGCGGTCAAGTAGCTAGCTGTGCCCTCTGAAAGGTTCAGCATCTCGTTTGCGGATTGTGCAACCTTTCCCCTGTCTCTTCCGAGCCTAGCTGTAATGGTCTTGAATGCTGTACCAACAGTTGATGCGTTCAATCTTGTTTGCTCTAGTGTCGCTGCTAATAGCGCAAATGTTTCCTCAATTGAGAACCCTGCTGCGCCTGCGGACGATGCTGTTCTAAGGAACGCTGTTCCAATCTCTGTTACGTTTGTAGCGGAGCTGTCAGCGAATACTGCCAGGGTGCTTAGCTTTGTACCAAGTTCATCTGTCGTAATTCCGAAAACCTGCTGAGCTGCGGTTACTAGCCTAGCTGAACTTGCTGCATTTAGATTTGAGATGTTTGTTAGCTTCAAGGCGTCTGCTGCGAACTTGGCCGCTGTGGCTAGATCTTTGCCCTGACGAACGAATTCACCGATGGCGTCTCCAGCGTCAGACACTGATCGCCCTGTTTTGATTGCTGTTGCTGAGATGGCATCGAAAGCTTTTGAGATGTCATCTCCAACGCTGCCTACCTTTGCTAGGTCTCTTGTTGCATTGTCTAGCTCAATTATCCCCTGTGTTGCAGTTCTTATCACTGCCTGGACGGCCTGTAGGCCTTTGACGGAGAGGGTGTACTCTGCGAATCTCTTGGTCACCTGGGCAACCTTGGCTCCGACCTCGTTGAAGTTGATGCCTGACTGCCTTAGTGCTTGAGCTAGTCTGAGAGATGCCTTCTCTGTCGCCTTCATCCTTTGCAGTGCTTTTATCTCTACCCTAGCCGCATTTATAAGGGCTGCTTTTCTCTGGTTGATGGCGCTTTCTAGGTTCTTCTCGGCGGAGACATTCCTTCCTGTTGCTCCAGCTCTTGACCCGCCACCGGAGGCTGCTCTCCCACCTGAGGCTGCTCCGGCTGAGGAAGCCTGAACCTTTATGTTTCCAAGGGCTCTCTCTACGGATTTTCTCAAGTTTGCAAGGCTTGCTGCTGAAACTGTTAACCCCTTGATCTGAGGTCTAACCTTGTCATTAATGGACTTTGCAAAAGACTTGGAGGCTTGGGCTGACACAGTTAGCTTGTCGATCTTAATCGTGCCAATCTGCTTTGATATGTCTGCCCTAATCTTGCTAGGGTTAGCTAGCTGAACCTTTGTGATCTTAAGAATTGCGCCTTCGGCTGCCTTGTTAAGGGCGGCTCTGAGTGCGCTTTTAGAGATGCTTTTTGCATCGATCTTAAATCCAAGCTTTAGAACGAAGTCGCTTTTACCAGCCACGGTAGTTGTCCAATCTTACTATTACTCTACTTAGTGCTCTTCTTTTTTGTATTCTTCTTTGTAGTCTTTTTGCTTTTTTTAGACTTAGCTGTCTTCTCTTTGTCTGCTTTTTTTGAAATGTCAGCTAAGAACTTGACTTCTGCCCAATCCTCAGTTAGATCCTTGTCATTGTCGAAATTGTAGATGAGAGCATAGGCGTCTTGCACGATATCTGAAAAGTCTTCTCTGTTTTCAGTAGCGTACTTCTCAAGCTCTCCATGTCCTGGGAATAGTATCGATCCATCTTCTCCACATAGACATAATGAGATGTACTTAAACACCTTTTGCTCGTTTGCCATTCCCTCTGCTGTGTTTGAAAGAAGCTCTGTCTTTCTTCCGATTAGCTCAAATAGTGTTGATCTGTCTTCTTGAATTAGTTCTATGATGGCGGTTGCCTCATCATCAATCTCGGTGAGAACATCTAATTTAGCACCATTAAATGCAATCTTTTGCATGAGTGTGGCCATGGAGCCCTCTTCGTCTTTTGTCCACGCTCCGCTCTCATTAAACCTTTTTTTGGCCTCAGCTTCGGTCATGATTCCTTCTCGGATGCACTCTGAAAAGATCTTCCTGTAGAACTTGTCTAGCTCAAAGATCTGTGACTGATTCGGCTCTGCGAATTTCGCCTCTGTTTTGGTTCCCTCGATTGTAATCTTCATAGTCAACCTTTCTGGCCTACTGGCCTTTTTTTCTTAGGTCCCATTCAGAGACACTACCTTTTTCCTTGATCTGTTCTCTTTCTCTTCTGATCAGATCTTTATTCTTCTTGTCATTCATGTCGTATACTTTGTCTATTGTACTCTTGTCTGCGTCTGGAACAACGATAAACTGCTCTTGGTGAGAGTCATTAACCGGCTTTCTGGACTTGTTCGATGACGAGCCTTTGTTTTGGTCTGAGACCCATGCATCTAGTGCTGCATCATTTTCTATCACCATATCGCTAGGCCTGTCCATGCTCTCATATACGTAGTCGTAAAACTGACTCCAGTATACGAGGGCGCTCTGTAGCTCGCTCCACTCTGAGATCGGGCCACCGAACAAACTCTCTCCGTTTTTAGATGCTGACCATCTAAATCTCCACAGTCCGCTTCTGGCTATCTCTCTTACTTCTTTCTCCAGCATTATATGATTCTGAAGATATCTTATTGTCAGCATGTCTACTAGCACAGAGTCTGTTGACGCAAGGAATGCCTCTTCTGTATCCCATATCTGCTTGCCGAACTTGTCTGTCGCTGACATGAATATCATGTATCTTCTTACAACCTCTTCTGATCTAGCCTCTGCAGTGCTTCCAAGCAAATCTGTCCTCTGACTGTTTAGCTCCTGAAGCTTGAATTGTGTCTTTTTAAGATTCTTCTCAAGCATCTTTTTCCTTGTGACATGGTACTCCGCCTGTACTATTCCGTGATTCAGCTTTCTAACTTCACGTTCTAGTCTCTCTATCTCACTGTCGTCGCTGTCTGTCCACGCTTCTGTTTCAGACATTATCTTCATTAAGTCTTTGCGATTCAGTATTCCGTCTTCCTCGCACTCCTGTAGGATCGTTTCTTTAAGAAAGTCAAGTTCATTCTGTTCTCGTATAGTCAGAGACCTAAGAGTGAAAGTCTTAGAAACTCCATCTATGCCATGTGCCTTCACTAGGCATCTGCCCCATAGTATCTTATTTACTGTCTTCTCGATGTCCATTACAGGCCACTTTTCGCAATCTTCTTTATTGAGATCGAAAGGATCTTTTTAACGTCTTCTAACTTAAGCTGTTTTCTCAGGTTGGAGAATGCCCTTGTCGGCCTCAGTCTCCAAGCTCCTCCTTCGCTCATTACGCCTTTTCCTGATCTTGAGTTCTTAGAGTCTTTGGCAGAGAACGTGTACCCAAGGACAGAGGCTCCGTCTTCTAGCCATCTGGTCCATGATATTGTCTCTCCACCATTCTTTGCGTTCGTGAGCGTGTGTCTAGCTTCTGGTTGCTCGTGTAGTTCTGCAAGAGAGACATACTCTACTACAAATCCTGTGTCTGAAGAGGAGTATCTGCTAACTCTCGACATAGCGTTAACTATGTTGTCTAGCGCCTGGACCTCACCTTCTGTGAATCCATACTCTCCTACAAGTCTTGTCTTTATATCTTTAAAGTCCTTGAGGTTTAAGAACGAGTTATTTAGCTCGTCTATCTTCTTCCTGAAGTCTTTCTCTGCGTTTTTTACTATCTTTTTGGACAATTTTTTTATCTTAGAGGATACAAAAGCCTCGAACTGATCTATGTTTCTAAATTCTAGACCCATGATACTACTCGTCTTTCTTATCCCCCGGAAGCTCGTCTATTCTGGCGTGGATCTTTCTGATGGCGTCATTTCCCATTCTTAGGATCAGAGCCCTCATGGACTTATAGCCCTCGAAGTCCTTGCCAAACCTCATCTCGATAGAGTCAAGAGCAGCCTTCCAGACTGACTTAACATTACCTTCGATGTAGTCTTTTAGATTTTCTTTATCTTCCGAGTTCATTTTTTATCTTTCTGACGACAATTATTTACCTTTTTACAAAACCTGTTCGTCACTGTCTAAGTCTACTATTCTTCAAGTCCCTCTATTGTTCTTATCATCTTGTCAAGAGTATCAAGTTGCCTGCTTTGGACCTGCACAATCTTCTCTATGGAGGATCCAAGGCTTGATACTGTTGTCGTCAGATGGTGAATCTCTCTCTTGAGGGATGGCTGGATGTACCAGCTATAAACACCATCTTCATCTCTGTGGTCATGAACAGCTCTTAGCCATTCTATGTCTTTTCTGCACTTTTCTGAGTCCTCCAGGACCTCTTTTAGCCTCATGGAGTTCTCTATTTGCGACTTGCTGTCCTGGCCTACTGATTTCCTGTTACTAAGGAAGGAAAAGACTTCTCGCAGTATCATTAGGGCTATTACGGCCCCTATTCCGAGCTCTGTCATATCTGGAGATATCATAACTGTCCTTCTGTTCTCTGTCTATTATACGTAATATATACTGTATTCCCGGTATAGTCATATTTGTAATGTTACCCTATCTTACAGTGTCATCTGCCGAATTGTCTATTTTCTTTTGTGAGCCTAGTTGGTATTTCTATGGCTCTTTATTACTTCATTAGCCATGTCCTGATTCCGTCTGAGACAAATTCATGATGTTCCCACTGCGTATTGAATTGGAAGGATGTGCTTCCTATTATTGTATCTGCGCCTGATCTTTGTACTATTACATAATTGGTATCGCTTGTAGTTTTCCATATGTCGTATATGTGGACGGAGGACTGGATCTGTGGGAGTGTCAGAGTTACGTCTCCGTCCTTAGTGTCCACTCTTATGTACCTATGTGTTGTTTTATTTAGAGTTGTATCTACAGATAGTTTGGAAATGGACAGGTGAGAGTCAACACTTGTATTAATCCATGCTGACCCGTTGTATGACAAGTGCTGTCCGCTAGCCGGAGCCGATAGGGTCGTGTCCGTTAGCCCGTCTAGTGTTCCGGTTACGCCTGACGGAACCCAAGTTGATCCGGATAGTGCGAGTACGTCTGTCTCAGTCGCACCAGTTTCGTCAACGTTTGACAAGTCGTCAGCTGCTAGGGAGACGACACCTGTTTGACCGTTTACT